AAGTCTCCTCGGGGGCAGAAGTCTCCTCGGGGGCAGAAGTCTCCTCGGGGGCAGAAGTCTCCTCGGGGGCAGAAGTCTCATCTTGAGAAGATTCAGTAGCATCCTCTTTATCAGAATCATCATCATCTTTGGATTCACCCTTCATCATTTCTGCCATTTCGGCCATATCTGGCATACCGGGCATACCGGGCATACCCATCATCTTTCCTAGATTTTTAAGCATATCCATACCAGCATCACCACCCTCATCATCCTCATCCTCATCATCAACATCAACCAATTGTAAAATAATTCTGTCCTTATTCATATCATCATTCGGTTCATACATAAAAGTTAGGGTCTCAAGGGCATCGCGGAGAATATCGCGTTCCATAAGGAAGCAATGCCCTTCTCTAATCATATCAAGAATAATTTCAATCATCTCTTCATAATTAGTCACCTTTTTAGAAGATGCGGTAATATATGAATGAATAGTTTCATAAACAGTATCCTGCTTTACAATTTTGAGAGAAAGTGTCATTTTATACTTAATATAGATAATTATTTTTTTATTTTAGACGCATTTTGTATGAATACTTTTACCATTCGATCCTTTCAAATATCCATAAATATCTAATTCACCATTATGAACTTTATAATGACATTTTTCACATAACTGAATAAGATTGTGCTTTATATTTTTATGAAAATTATCAAAATTACCATCTTTATTTGCATATTGTTGTTCATTGATATGATGTGTGTGTTCAGCGGGTTCATTACATATTTTACATTCATCCATAAATACTTCCGAATTATATCTTGAGCGTTTTGTATTTAATAATTTATCATTTGCACCGGTTAAATATCTTTCAATCTTCTTTGCGTAGCTAATAAACTCATAATCCATATCCATTGATTTACAAACCTCTAATCCATAAATAGCTGGACCACTCCCTTCACTTAATTTTCTATCATAAATAAGAGAATTATTAATTTCATCATAATGTATCTTTAGATGAAATATATTTAGATTCTGAATTTCTTTAATAAATGGGATAGTTGTGAGTTGATGTAAATGAGATGTGAAAATATAAGAACATTTATTCTTAGACATTCGTTCTAATCCAGTAGAAACTATTGATATTGCCGATATAGTTTCAGTCCCTGAACACAATTCATCACCAAGAACTAATGATCTACTATTACATCTCTTAAGAATACTTCTTAATTCATTCATTTCTACAACAAATGTAGAATGACCTCTAAAAATATTATCATTATTTAAGATTCGCGTAAATATTTGAGTATAAGGTGAGAAGATAAACTCTTTAGATGGAACAAAAATACCCGCTTGAGCTAAAACAATTGATAGACCAATTGATTTCATAAGAGTAGATTTACCACAAGCATTCGTTCCAAAAAGAAGTATTCCTGATTCATTTAATTCAATATCATTTGGGATATATTTTTCATCAGTATTTATTCTCTCAACGATAGGATGCCTCAAACCCTTTGCACATAAAAAACTACTATCAGAATCTTCAATTTTAGGACGATAATAATTATTTTCTTTACATACTTTAGCTAAATTAGAGTAAAGATCAATTTCACCCAATAAACATACTATATCATTAAAATGATTCGAAAAATCATTCTTAATACTATTTATAGTCTCATTATAATATTTCAAATTAAGTGAAATTATCTTTCTTGTAGATGATAAGATATTATTTGAACATTTCTTAAGAATATTATCTTTATCATTGATTATAATCATACAATTATTAGATTTTATATCTTTTACTTTGATATCTTCATAATTCAAAGAGAATAATGATGAACCATTTTCATCTTTCACTAAGAATGTTTTTTTTGCAGTATTATCTAAGATATGTTTTATCTTTTTATTTACAAGAGTATTTCCTCTATTCTTAGTTAAGACTAGATGCCAATCAAGCATATCAGAGTATTCAACTTTAATATTATTGATACTCTTATTATCAATCATTTTAGATAGAGTAATTGCGATATTTTCAAGAATAGTTTTATTCTCAGATATAGTATCTGTAAGAGCGTCAATTTCAGGGTATATTTCGCGTTTAAATAACGAAGTATCCATTCCATTCGTATTCTGAAACTTCTCTAAAATATCCATATTGAAGATATTTCTATAAAAATCGACAAGTTCGATAATAGTATCATATGTTCTTTTGTGAGTATCATAAAAATCAAAATAATGATCAATTATAAAATGATCTTTTAATGATAAAATCTTATTGTAAGAACTATCTAAATTGTAAAACTCTACTGGAGAAATAATATTCAAGAGAAGTTTACGATGTAATCTTTCAATATCATATATACCAACTAAACCTATACGAATAGTTTTATAATCATATTCATCTTTTTCTTCATCATATTTTTGAAAGATTTCAATGAGATTATATCTTTCATTAATAACATCTTTATCAATACTAGGATAAAGGACTCTTTCATTACATAATCGTCTTCCTATAGCTGTTTTACACTGATTAATAATAGTAAGTAATGAATCATTTTTCCCATTATAAAAAGAGTAATTATCAGATATATTTAATTGTCTGATACAATTATTATTTAATACAAGATGAGAATGATCAAGAACTCTTATAGGTTTTGATAATTCCATAACATTCTTAATTTTGTGTTCATAAATATACTGAATCATAAAAAGATAACTCAAAAGTAATTCATTTTCTCTTTCAAAGTCCAGATATTCTATAGGAGTTAACATATCTGTATTTTTGAAAATCTTTTTTAAAAACTCATTTTGATAAGAGAGATTGTGAATCTCGGGAAAACCGTGACAATTATTTTGAATAACTGAAGAATCTATATCCCAAAGTTGTCCCAATTCTTCACTCGTAAAATGAATATCATTTGAATAGTGAAGGATACATTCTTTAGGATTGTATTGTTGCATCAATCTAAAAGTTTCTTCTTTCCAATAATCGGGATCCATCTTGTTTGTTACAATTGAATGAACATAATTCTTTCCAGTAGCAATATCTATTGCTGAAAATCCCACAGAATAAATATCTTTATCTCTTTTATATTTTTCAATGTACATTGAGACTAAATAATTGCTATCACGACTATTAAACGCATCAATAACAGTTCCTGGACTAATAATTTCAGTAATTTTTCTTTCAGGATTAGGGGGTTCTGTAACTTGTTCAATCAAGACAATTGTATAACCTTCATTTAATAAACGATCAATAAACTTTCTCACAGAATGAATAGGGAATCCAGCCATAAGTGGATTATGAATATTAATTTCTTTTATCTTCTTATTTTTTCTTGTAACTTGTATATTAAGAATATCAATAACCACACTCATATCACACCCAACATATTCTTGTTTATCATTGTATGTTGCGTATAATTCAAAAAAAGATCCAGCTTGTAAAAAAATGATAGTTTTCTTTCCATATTTCTTTGTATAATCATGATGATATTGTAGATATTCTTCATATATTAAACCCATATCAGTATCTTTCATAATATATTTGTGTTATTTCTTTAGATTAGTAAATCTTAGATCATATATTTTATACTTAAAGGAACCCTCACCAGTATATATTTTATTCATTCTCCACATTTTTGAAGCGTGATCAAAATCTATATAATTATCATATATTGGTTTGTTGTGTCTCGGAGTAAAAGAATACTCTTTTCCATTTCGTAGTTTCATCCTTGATCTATATTTATAGTATAAATATCGTATAAATTATCAAATTTATTGTTCAGCATTATCATCAGCATTATCATCAGCATTATCATCCGCATCATCAAGAACTTCAGCAATTTCGGGATCAGTATTATCTCTTGAATCATAACTCTTAAAAACCTTGTAACGATATTCTGTATTTTCAGTCATAAGTGGGCCCATATCAACTCCCCTTACATCAGAACATTCATCGCGATTATTATTTTCATCATTTTTCTTTATAAAACTGATATACTCTCCAGGGAAAAGTTTCTTGTAAATTCTTTCATTTGATACTGAGATATTTGAAAAATGAACAAACAAATCTTCTTTTTGATTACCCAATGTCTCTACAAATCCGTAACCCTTCTTAGTATCAAACCACTTTACACGACCATTCATTCTCATATCTGTCATTTCGGTTATTTAATAATATTATATTGTGTTCAATCTTTATATAGATTTATGATATCATTATTATTGAAGATAATATTTATATTTTATTTTATAATGACAATATTGGAAATAAGAAATATTCACATTTATAATCTAAATAGTAATTTATTAATCTTAAAAGATGATATTAATAGGATAAATGTAAATATAGAAATTGAAAACTTATCTCCAATATTATTAAAGAATATTTACAATGATAATATTGATAATGATAATTTAATTATTAAAAATCCCGGATATATGATACAAGATAGAAGTAAGTTTATTTCTTTAAAAGAACTAAAAGAGAATTATAATATTTATGAAAATTATAAAATAGTATCTGACTTATATATTAATACCGAAAAAATATTCGATTTATTTGAGAATAAAATGACAACTAACAAAAAGTCTAATTTATCGCTATTTGGTTCAAATGTTCAATCCGTATTATCAAAATGTGTTAATAATATGACTTGTTTCACAAGTAGTCAAAATATCACGTTTTATCTTTTTAATCCTAAACATTTTCACGACATCTTTGGAAAAGATTTAAATAAGATTAAAAAATGGGCTATAAAGACCGAAATAGCTAAAGGAGATGTATTATATATACCCTGTGAATGGAACTATATTTATGAAGGGAAAGGTAATCTTTTAAAAACTACAATGGATAATTATTTCTCAATTGGATATAATTTCATTAGAGAATAATCATTTAAAAGATATTTATTCTTTATATTTATATATGAATGTAAATAATGCCGAATCTAGTGAATGGAATACCAGATATCCTTGGACATTATGGTATCATTCGGTTACAGATAATAACTGGGATATAGATAGTTATAATAAATTATTCACAATTAACAATTTATGTGATTATGAAATATTAAAAGATTGTATAAAAAAAATGCACTTACAAAACTGTATGTTATTCCTTATGAAAGATAATATACTCCCTATATGGGAAGATCCTGAAAATATAAATGGTTCGTCTTTATCATTTAAGATTTTAGGTAAAGATGTTGTAAAAAGCTGGACAGATATCATATTATACACTATTACCGAAGATATAAATTTAAACGAAAATCATAATATTAATGGATTATCTATTAGTCCAAAAAAAGAGTTCAATATAATTAAAATATGGACTAAAGATAGTGTAAACAAATATAGTGATTTATACAAAGAATATGGTAAATTATTCTCAGATAAGAATGTAATTATAAAATCTCATAAATAATTAATCATTATTGTTCATATTAGGAGCTAAACATAATTTTATATCACCAAGATTTGCAACAGAATACTTAATAATTATTGGATAATCATTCTTAATATACATATTGATTAAAGGACACATATTAGTACATTTTGTGAATAGTGATAAATATTTCAGAGAAAAAATTCCTTGAATAGGATTATCTTCATTGGCAGATTGTGAGAAATGTAATCCATTATTAGTTTCACATAATGTTGTTTCTTGACTAGCAAAATCACCATTACAAGATAAATACATTGTAGAACCAACGCTCTTTATCTCTACATTCTCACCTATATTCATCATATCTCTAATTAGTTTTTGAAAATCACCACTAGGTAATGTCAGTTCAGTATCAAAACTTGCGGGAGGTATATTAATATTCTCCTGATCAATATCTAGAAGATTTAGTCGGTATACTGTCGAGGCATTCTTATCTTTATTGTCTAATCGAATACATAAAACATTAGTGTCTTCTTCATACATAAATAATCCAAGTGTATCATTATTTGACATTGTCTTAATAAGTTTGTAAAGATTATTCATATTGATACCGATTGTAATTTTTTCTTTACACTCATAAATGTCAAAGTTCTCTGCTTGAAGTTTCATGTGAATAAGAACACTATGAGAATTATCTGTAGCGATCAATTTTATTCCAGTTTCATCAATAATGAAATTGCAATCAGTTAAAATATCTTTAAGAGCTTCAACAAGAGTTCTAAAAGCCGATGATTGAACTGTCTGAATATCAAAAAGTAATTTATTCATTTATTCATACTTTAGAATAATATCTTTAAATATAAACTTAATCAGAGTTGTTTTTTCCAACCGTTACGTGTCAATTTTTCCTCTATATCGTTACGTGTCAATTTTTCCTCTATATCGTTACTTGTCAATTTTTCCTCTATATCGTTACTTGTCAATTTTTCCTCTATATCGTTACTTGTCAATTTTTCCTCTATATCGTTATTTTTCACTCTCAGACTCCATATATTCATTTGTAAATATTCTAAAGCGGCTTGAATGGCTTTCACACGTTCCAAACATTTTTTTATATTCATAAATTGTGAAAAGTTATTTTTTAATATTTTCTTCATACCTTTACTTAATAAGGGATGACCTGAAAATAATTTGTCACAATCACTAAGTAATTCAGAGTAAGATTTTTTAGTGGTATACTTATCGCCTACTTCAATTTTTAATTCATAAAAAGTTTTTACTTGACTTTTATCATATGTTATATTATCAATATGATTATATGTTGATAAATTGTAATCAGCATTTTTATTATGAGTTGAAAAATATGATTCACAATTTTTGAGTTCAAGATTACGATTAAACTGCTTTATCGGTTCCACCCCCCCTCTTTTCTTAATATTCTTTCTTCTCATAGTCTTTCTCCTTAAACTCTTTCTTCTCATAGTCTTTCTTCTTAGAGTATTCTTTCTTTTCATAGTCTTTCTTCTACTTAATCTTTTCGCCATTTATAATTATACATAGAAAAACTTAAAACAAGCACTCACTTTCATACATTTCAACCTTCTCTTTTTTCTTTCTTCCTCTTTTAGTAAGTTTCACATCTTCTATTTCACCATTACTTTTATGAATCTTAATTTGGTATTTCATTTTCTTGTAAAATGCTAATCTTTTAGTATACTGTCTTTGAAAGACTCCGAAGTTGTCATGAGTATCATTATAATCAATGATTAAAGGATTATGAGTTCTAACTTCAGGTTTTTCTCTTAAAATCCTACCAACTGCTTGTACAACATCTGATTTAGGAGATGATAAAATAATAGTATTCAATTTAGGAATATCCATACCCTCTGCTGCCATAGAGAATGTTCCTAAAATAATATCTTTTTCTTGTGAGTTTCTTAGTTCATTAGGTTTCATACCCCCAACATACAATCCACTCGGACATACATTCTTGTTACACCATTTCAACATCTCATCTAAATGATCTCTTCTGTCACTTAAAATCAATATTCTTCTTTTCAAAGCATACATCTCTTTTATCTTGTTACAAATATTTAGAGTTCTGTGTCTATGCTCACATACATTATTAATCATTTTAGGACAGCAAGGTTTCTTCATATAGTTTAATTCTTCTTTACAATAACTCTCGGTTTCATCATAATATTCTATGATATTAACTTCAATATTATCTTCTTCTATTTCTGTAGACATATAAACCACATCACCTATGTACCACTCAAAAACCTTTCTTAAACCATCTTTACGATTGGGAGTTGCCGATAAACCTAACATATATTTGGAAGCTACTTTTGGCATCGCCTTTGAGAATACTTCTGCTCCTAAATGATGACACTCATCAAATACCGCTAAACCGAAGGATGTAAATGTATCTTCAGGATATTCTTTCATAGAAAGACTCTGAACCATTGCTAGGACGATGTCCTTTCCCTCAATATCTATAGTATTCTGTTGTATCTTTCCAATCTTTGCATCAGGTAAAAATTGAAGAATACGATCTCTCCATTGTGTCATTAAAAAATCCTTATGAACAACTACAATTGTTTTCTTTTTTAAAAGAGAAATAATCCACAATGATAATACTGTTTTTCCGCCACCACATTTTAGAGAGATTAATCCTCCTCCTTTATCTTTTGCAGCTTTCATATAAAGATCTATAATAGGTTCTTGTTCTTTCCTCAAAGAGCCATTAAAAGAAATATTGATATCATCGCCTTCTTCAAGTTTCGTTTTGGACGCATTGCCAAACTTATCTTGACCAAAAAATCTTGGGATATAAAGACTCCCAGGACTTTCTAAAAATAATGAAAACTTGGTTTCATTCTTATTACCAAAATCATTGGTAGTAAAAGGTTTTACGGTTAATTCATCTTTACACTCTTTTATAATCTTAGGATCAAAATCTTTCTTTTTTATCTTATATCCGTGATTAGATAAAGATGTCATCTTTATTACTAGTTATATAATATTGTATTTATTTCTTTAGATTATATTGTATATATTTATTTACTATGCTTCTTCATCTGAAACCATTTGACTCAAATCCATATCAATAAGATTTGTTTGAGAAGATGATTTCTTCATATTTCCAAATTTTCGTTTCATATATACCAAAGAACTCTCCAACGTTATAACAGATAAACAATTAAACATAATAGGATACTGTTTGTGAACGATTGTGTAAAAAAGAAAACAAGAATTAGCAGTGATATTTATCATCATTGTTTGTGTTGAGATATCACCAGCTGATTTAGTCTTATAAGTTTTATAAACTTGGGGAACTCTTGAGAATAATCCGAAACATGTTCCAATAATTGAGACAACATTCGCAATACTCTCAATACTAATCATTCTTTGTTATATTCTTTATTAACAATAGATCCTTCAGTTTAAGTAAATCTGATAAAGATGTATCTGAACAGGGTCAAGGAAAAGTAGGTAAACACATTGATTACATAGAAATCTTACCAGAATATCTTTTGAATATTCCAGAAAAATATGGTGTAGAGATTGATATTATGATAGAGGCTAAATGTAAAGAACTCAGTATTCAAAAATTGTATGAAAAATATCCTCAATGTAATTGTATTGTTTGATTTATTCGGAACCAGAAAATTGTGATACTTTTGTCGATAATTGTGTTTTTATTGATTCCTGAATTGATGTATCTAATTTATCCCCTACTTTTTTATTATTTTTCTCCACTTCTATTTTTTTATTATCACCTATTTTATTCAGTCTTGCCGTGCGACAGGTTTTTTGATTTGCGGTGAGAGTTATCCGCGCACAACTCATAGTTTTGCCATACCAGAGCCCCTTAACCCCTGTTTTTATAAGTAGGTCACTAAGTATCATTTTATACATGAATTTTAATATATATACTCTTTGTTCAATAGTAACATAACACGCTGCATAAAAAAATATGTTGTCTTTTCTTTCTAATTCTTCACTATTTCTGCCAGTTAAATCTTTGTAATTATAACTTAATAATTGTTTACCTTTTTGACCATATGTATCAGAAGTGAAGTGGGGTTGTTTATCCGGATATATCTTATTATTTGGTCCCTTTATGGTAAATATTTGAAAATCTTCTAGATCATTATCACGTTTTATATATAACTCAAAATCACGTTTTATATATAACTCAAATTCTATAGCTTCTCCATTTATATTGATAGAACCTGTAGCGGGTCTGTATGGTAGTGGTGGTGGTGGTGCTGGTGCTGGTGCTGTTTTTTGTGCTGCCTCTCCCCTCCGTGCTGCCTCTGCCTGCTGCTGCTCTGCCTCTTCCCTCCGTGCTGCCTCTTCCCTCCGTGCTGCCTCTTCCCTCCGTGCTGCCTCTTCCCTCCGTGCTGCCTCTTCCTCAGCTGCCTTTTGCCGTGCTGCCTTCTCCTCTGCTGCCTTTTGCCGTGCTGCCTCTTCCTCAGCCTCTGCCTGTTGTGCTGCCAGCCTATCAGTCTCTGCCTGTAGCTGTTCTTCCTCTTCCTGTTCCCTTGCTGCCTCTGCCTGTTTCCTTGCTGCCTCTGCAGCCAAGCGCTTTTCAGACAGAACTGTATCTATATCAGCAATTATTACATTTTTAAAATCATTAAAATTTTTTTCACCAAATAAACAATATTCTTTTCGGTATTTACGTTCAATATAAGGACAAATAGTTAACATAAAATGTATTGCGTGAATTGCGCGATTAAAAATTTCTTCTATTTGTGTAATCATATTATTCACTGGTCCCCCATTGTAATACCTTACAAATTGACCTTGTCGCAAAATAGCCATTCTTGAAATAACTGCACTCATCAAAGTATCTTGTTTATTTTTTGGCAAGTTTCTTGTAAGACTGTATGTAATTTTTATTTCGTTTTGAACAGAATCTGGTGCTACTTTTGGAAAAATAGATGCATTTATATAATCATGTAATACTTCTAATTTTTTTATCTCTTCTTGTAATTGTTCAAGAGGAGACATCGCGCGTGGACGACCACCTCTAAAACTTTTTCTTCTTAAAATCTTTCTTTTAGAAAATCTCCTTTTAAGAGTATTCTTTTTAGAAACTCTTCTCTTAAGAGTATTCTTTTTAACTTGTTTGTATCTTTTAGTTCGTTTGTATCTCTTACTAAGACTTTTCTTAAAAGTTCTTCTTTTCAAACCCAGTTTTCTACTCATATATATATATATATATTTATATTATATAATTATATGAAATGGCAAGGTATTTTATTATTACTACCACTATTGATATTGTGTTTGTATTCAATTGAGGGATATGAAGATTATACTCTTTTATGTTTAAAAGACTATGGAAAGAATATGACAGATATGTTAAAAAATGATATATTCAGACAATATACAGGTTATACAGATAAACCATATTTTGATAGAATAAGATATTTAGATGTAGAAGGAGAACCCTTTCCTACAGACCCAGATTTTTTTCGTTAACGTTCTTTCTTTTTAGAGCCTTTCTTTTTTGAACGCTTTTTAGTTGGTGAAACATAAAAAGATCCAAACTCACCCTTCTTAGTCTTGTACCCAGCTTTTTCCAAACGTTTTTCTTTCTTAGCCAGTTGACTCTTCTTTTTAGATACAATACGTCCCGATTTATTGTATTTTAGGTCGCTCTTTGTTAAACCACCACTAGTCCTTTGTGCTGTCCCATGCATTACTTCTGCTCTAGTTCCTTCTGTTTTCATAATATTGAACATAGAAAAAAAATATAAGGTTATTTATACGCATGGTTAACACATTTTCAAAAAAGAGATATACCAAACGGAGAAAATATGGTGGTAAGAGAAATAGTCGTAAAAAGACTAAAGGTACGAAAAAGAAGATTAAACAGAATACTTCTAATAGAATAACAGATAGGATTATTTTAAAGAATAGAGTTTCACAAGATACAGTAAATAAGATATATCCTTTATTACAAAAAACCGTTCAAACACTTGATAAGAATAAGATTGATTACTGGGCTACAGGTGGGACATTACTGGGGACTATTAGGAGTAAGGGTATGATCCAATGGGATGATGATATAGATATTGCCATTAATATTAAAGATGTGTCTAGATTAGAGGACTTAAAGAATGATTTTAATGAATTAGGATTAAGACTTTATAAAGCTTCAGGGAAATACTTTAAAGTGAAATATGGACATAGAAGAGATGATCATTTATGGATAGATATATTTATAGTTGATGAAGACGGTTTTTATTTACAGGGACATAAAGTTCATAGAAGATATCTCCCGGGAGAACTTTATCCATTAAAGAGAGGAAAATATGGAAATATATCTATAAGGATTCCAAATAAATCAGTTGAATATTTAACAAGGATATTTCCAGATTGGAAAACTATAGCCCATATGTACAATCACGCTGATTTGAAAAAACACAAGATAACTATGCTTTTAACATCTGAATTAAAGAAACCCCTTTTACCCAAATATTAAATTTGATTAAAGAAATATTCTTTATAATATAATTATATTTAAAGGATGTCCTGTTTTTCAGGGAAAAAAAGAGAAAAAAGGATAAGAAAGAAATATAAGATTCACCCTGAACTAGTTGAGAAAACTAGGCCGTCCGTTTATGATAAACCTTTCAGAGAAATAGGTGAGATTATTGGTAAAGAAAAGATTAAATGTGGGGTATGCTCTCAAATATTTTCTTTAAATGAGGGAGAAATAGTGGGTTCTTGTGTAGGTTGTGACAGATTTCTTCATTGTGGAATCGCGGGAAAATGTATAGGTGACGAATGTAAATACATTATTAATGGTGTAGAGTGTCGAGCTACTTGGTGTATAATATGTGTGCCAGGAAATGAATCTATAAATAAACGAAATAATAATATAGATGGGGATTGTATATGTAAGAATTGTTCAAAGAAATAATATATATTCTATAATATAATGGACGTTCTAACCGGAGAGTTTAATGAATTAATGAATCTTAAATCGTGTTCACCCCTTATGATATATATTGTAATGGTTTTTATGTGTATGTTTAAAATATATTATACTCGTTTGAATCTTAAAAGATATAACACAACGAAAATGGATAATCTGTACAACTATTATTCTATGGGAGAGTTCCGTTTTATGTTTTTAATTGGTTTAGTCCTCTATGGTTTGTGTAGTTATAATAAAGAGTTCTTAGCATGGTTAGTCCTTTTATTACCCATATTGTATGTTCTTTTACAGAATATTATAACACAGATATATGTTGTTTCGGCATATCAGAGTGCTCCTGTTCCAGTTTTAGAGAAACAAGATGTAAATATAGATACTGGTGAAAGAATTATGCCACAAATGAGTCCCCCTAAACCGTCGGTTTTAACACCACCTATGTCAACTCAGACTTCCGAGTTATTAGGTGGTTCTGCGGGTGGTAATGAATATCATAATATTTTTTAACTAAATAAATTATCATTTAAGAATATATAAATAGAATATTATTAACTATGAAACTTGTTTCGTTTGATGTTGGTATTAAGAACTTATCTTTTTGTTGTTTAGAATACACTAATGATAAATATCATATTTATGATTGGGGTATTATCAATATTTCTTGTGATGAATATTGTGATCATATAATTAAAGGAGGAAAGAAGTGTGATAAGAGTGCTACATTAATAACTGAATCAGGTAAAAAATTATGCAATTCTCATAAAAAGAATAAAGAGTATAAAGATTTTAAAATGAAAAAGATTCCAAAAATAAATAATCCTACATTACACATCGGTTCAAATATTTTTAAAAGATTAAATGAACATAATTTCTTAGATGTAAATGATGTAATAATAGAGAATCAACCCGCGTTAAAAAATCCTACAATGAAAACAATTCAGATGATTATTTATTCATATTTTTTAATAAATGGGTATTGTGATCATAACTCAAATATTGAGAATATAGAAATGATAAATGCTAGAAATAAATTAAAAGCTTATAATGGACCCAAAATAGAATCACCATATCCCAAAGAAAAGAAGAATGTTTATAAAACAAATAAATACTTAGCTATTGAGTATTGCAAACACATGATAACTTGTGAAGAAAAATCTTTTCAAGAACTATTTAACAATTCAAAGAAAAAGGATGATCTATCAGATAGTTTTTTACAGGGTGTATATTGGATTCTAAAAAAAAATAAAAACTTATAGTATATGAGAACTTATAAAAAGAGAAAAAATAACACGAATCATAGAACTTACAAAAAAACAGTAAAAAAATCATTTAGAAAAACTAAAACGAAAAAACGTAATAAAACTATACTTAAGGGGGGGGAGATTACCCCGGGTATACCGGGATCGGATTCGAGTTTAGCACCTTCAACGTCTGGAAATAGTCTTATGAGTATGGGACAGCGTGGGACGCCTCCTGATATGGGACATCCTGGGATGATGCCTTCGGATATGGGACAGCCTGTGATGATGCATCAGGGTGTGAGACCAGCGATGGGGGCAGCGGTGGCGATAAAGCATTATTCCCAAGCAGGTGTTACAGCAGCTTTAAAAAGTAAGATAGAAAAAACGGACCAAAAAAGGGAAGGTGATTCTGAATTTTTTACTAACACCGAATTAATTGAAGAATTACTGGAGTTCAAGAAACAAATATCTGATATTATAGCACTTGGAAATAGTGATAAACCAGAGATGGCGGTGTCTAAGGTTAATAACATTTTGGACAAATTGGCGACCCAGACTACACGAGTAAAAGGAATAGGAGTTACTATCTCGAGAGAATGGGACACAATTATTAGAAGAGTTAATAGAGAATTAAAAGAGTTTTTTGAAGCAGCTAAAAAGGAATTAAAAGAGTTTGAAACAGCTAAAAAGGAATTAAAAGAATTAATTGCTTCCTCAAAAAAACAAAGCAAAAAACCAAAACCTCTAAGCACAGATAATTCTCCGGGAATATCAACAAGGCCAGAGATGTCATCCCGACCGAAATCAGCCCCACCGGATTCAGCCCGACCGAAATCAGCCCACCGGATTCAGCCCGACCGAAATCAGCCCCACCGGATTCAGCCCGACCGAAATCAGCCCCACCGGATTCAGCCCGACCGAAATCAGCAACTAACAGACACACACACACAAAAGGCAAAATAACATGAATAATATTCATGGGGAGTCATAAATCATTTAAAGAGCAGTGATATTAATCACATATAAATGAGTGATTTATTGTTAACTTCTCTGAATAAGTTTTATTCTAATGAGAAATATCATAAAGAATTGTTTATGATTCTTGAAAAGAATGATATATCGTTGCGACTAATAGATTGGTTTGTAACAAACTATTCAAAAAAATATAATGTAATATACTTATTAAATAAGAAAGAAAGGAAGATTATATATGAAAATACAAATATAGATAATGAAGATATTTCACAAATAAATGTATTTCAAGAATATAAATCTCAATTAAAAGCTTTTTCAAAAAAAAAGTTTGACCCTTTTTGTCGTAGAGAAAGAATAAACTTTTGTAATAATGGTGAGGTAATAAATACCACAATAGGTCAACTTAATTTTTTTAAATGGGCTATAAATACATGTATTATAGATTATATTAAAGATATAAAAAATGATATAGAGGATGACATGAACTATTCATTGAAGTGTATAAAAGATAAAGATAAGAAAAATAAAAATGGTCGTAAATCTAGACAAGAGCTTTCTAAATCAGCATTAAGAGGTTTAAATAAGAATAAATTAAGTGTCTGTATTACTTTTACCTAATACTTACAATATAATTTATGTGATAATATTAATTTATATCAGTATACTTCAAGCGGAGTTCTTCTTCCTCTTGACCTTACGAGGTTTCTCTTCTGGTTGTTCCTCATCTTCAGAATCATCACTGCTGCTGTCGATCATAGTTTTACTTGTCTTAACATCTTGCTCTTCGGTGGCGTCTTCATCATCTTCATCGTCGGAGCGGAATGCGAAATCTTCCAGCTTTGGTGGAACACTCACTAGCATTTGCTCAGCTTGCCACGTACATCCAAACTTACCCGATGCGATCCAAAGTCCAGCGCACTTGAGAACAAGCTTTACCTTAGAACCCTTCTTAAGAAGATGAGCAATATCTACGTAGTTTTCCTCTTCGGGATTAGATACATTGAGCTCATTCCTTTCAACATCGAAACACTTGCATAGAACATTACCATCGCGCTTCACAATCTTGAACTGCATCGATGGTGGATACTTATCAGTTGGCTCACCCGACTCCTTATCGATTGGAACCTTGACAATAGGAGTGTAAAGTGCCTCAGCTGTATCCCTAGTCATCTTAGCTTGACGAAGCCACGATTGGGAGTTCTTCATACCGTCTGTAATGACCTTCTCATCAAAGTCCTTAAGACACTTATGAAGTTGTTGCATCTTCTTATCTCCCATCAAATTAATGAATGATACACGCACACTGAACTTTCCATTATTTTCATCACCATAGTATGAAGCATCAAATACTACATCAAGCTCCTTTGTTTGAAGAAAGATTGGATTAATACCTTCCCCATAGTTCAACCAAGACATCTTCCCACCATTATCCATTGATCGCACTGGAGAGTATTGAATCTTATCCATCTCAACCTCTTGTGGACGCATCGGCTTTACATCTCTTCCCCCACCCCTCAATCGGAGAACAAGATGAAGGGTTGATTCCTTCTGGATATTGTAGTCGGCAAGTGTCCTACCGTCTTCAAGTTGCTTTCCAGCAAAGATAAGACGCTGTTGATCGGGGGGGATCCCCTCCTTGTCCTGAATCTTAGCCTTGACATTTTCAATAGAGTCTGATCCTTCAACCTCCAAAGTGATAGTCTTTCCTGTGAGAGTCTTTACGAAAACCTGCATATTTTTTACTTTCTGAAACTTGTGATAAACTTGTGATAAACTTTGCTTCTGCTTACTTTTTTCGAGTTTTGTTTCTTTTGTATATTCTTTTCTCTTTCTCTCTTTCTTTTTTTTTGTATGTTTCTACAATACATATACTACATCAAATTTTTAAATATGTTTCGTATAAAATATGTTGTCTTAAATAATTTAAATATTATCAACATAAATAATATAATGAACGAAAGAATATTAATCAAAAAAATGAATGAATGCGAAATAAATGATTGTTCTGGAAAGCGCACATATGGATGTTTTTGTAAGAAACATAAAGAAAAATATTTACTCAACGAGAATGGAATTATTATTAAAGAAAGATTTACGAAAAGTTCTTCAGATTATAAACTACAATCCTTAAAGATAACCTGTGAGTTTTTACAACCCAACGAAAAGAAATATATCAGAAAATTAAAAAAGAATGAATTATATCAATATTATCTCTTGATTCTTAAGTATTCATCAATATCCCCTCAAGATTTAAAACACATATCAAAAATACAGAATATTCTTAAGAATAAAATTAAAGAAAGGAATATACAAAAGAAACACGGCCCAGCTATAAATAATAGAGAACTATGTAATAATAATGAAGATTTCTTCACATTTGAGGAAATTAAAGATATACCAGAAATATATTTCTTTTCATATAAAGATGAAAAGAATATCATATGGGGATTTGATATAAGATCTCTTACAGAATTATTAAAGAATGGTTCAGAAAATCCATATACCAGAGTTCAATTTTCAGGAGAAGTTAAGAGAAATATAAATAATCTTAACCTTCTTTTAAAAAAAGAAAATATACAAACATCTCACGAAAAATTAGTTATTCAAGATAGAAGTATTTTAATTCATCAAAAGATAACAGATTTATTTTCAAGAATTGAATATACTGGCTTAAGTTGTAATCAAGAATGGTTAATAAATATTCCCATATATTATCTTAAGAAATTATATAGAACGCTTGAAGATATATGGAATTATAGATTGCAGTTAACATATCAAGATAAAATAAGATTATGTCCTCCAAATGGGATAAACTTTAATCGAATAAGACATATTTTACAAATCAATTCTAAAGATGATATTTTAGAAATAATAGTAGAAGATATTTGTAAGTTTGAAAGATCACAAGACCCTAATGATAAGAAACTAGGCTACATGTATTTTTTAATAGGCTTGGGATATTTTTCAAGAGAATGTTTTGAAACACACGGCGCTTGGTTATCAATGATGTACTAAAATTTGATTCCTAAAGATACTTAAAAATATATCACCAATATAGATTATAAGAGAAAAAGGCGCGGTTGAATAGAGATAAAAAAAGATATACTAAAGCATAATACAATGGCAAAGACTAAGCAGACAAAGCAGACTAAGGCATCCAAGAAGGTTGTTGATGAGGTAGTTGATAAGGTAGTTGATAAGGTAGTTGATAAGGTAGTTGATAAGGTAGTTGATAAGGTGACCGAACCACCGGTCACAGAAGTTCCAGCTCCCGGGGAGGTTGTTGATTCCCCGGTTGATGTAGCGGTTGAGGACCCATTTACTGAGATTTCGGTTGAGTTCGCAAGTCTCGTTGAGCAACTCAAGGTTGTTCAGAATACTATTCGCGACCTTTCCATTTTTGCTTCGAAGTTGGAGCGGCGGGTTACCAAGGAGGGGCGTCTCCTTGCTAAGCGTGCCCAAGGTAAGAAGAAGCGTCGTGTCTCGAACGGTGAGCCAAGTGGCTTTTCGAAGCCCGGTCCAGTATCTGATGATTTGAGGAAGTTCCTTGGTCTTGGTAAGGATGAACTAATTGCGAGAACCGATGTTACTCGCAGACTCACAGAGTATTGTCGTAAGAACAATCTTCAAGATCAGTCCGATAAGCGTAAGCTTCTCCCCGACGCCAAGCTTAAGAAGCTCCTTAACGTTGGTTCGGGTGATGAACTCACATTCTTTAATCTTCAGAAGTATATGAAGGTTCACTTCCCAAATAAGGAGGGTGTTTACCCAACGCTATAAATGATTGAATATACATTCTAATAAATATACATTATCTAATATCTAATCTTTAAAGAATTAATTATCATTGTAGATGATAATCTCTTTTGAGAACTTGTAATCTTTTTTATTTTACTCAGATTCTTTAAGTAACCCAAGAATCTCTTATTATCACTTATTTTTAAACCTAATTTGGGATTCTTACAGAGTTCTAAGAACCCCTTTAAATCATTCAATATCTCAGATTTTATAATATAGTAACTGGTTGTATTAGTTCTTTCATCTACATCTTCTCCATCTTTAAAGAAACCCAATAATTTCCCTCCTAATTCATTGCACCAATGCTTCTCTATCAAAACATACCCTTGAAATAATTCTTTTACAGATATTTTAGTACTCAAAGATCTCTGTGTTACTAATGCTAAGTAATAACTGTGAATCAGTAAAGCCCATATTTCTGTATAAGCTTCATAAATATTTAGTTTCTTATTTCCTAGATTATATTTATCATTATAGTGATTTATAATATCTTCATTATCTTCTACATTATCAAATCCTAAAAGATGTATTGTTTCATGGATAAGAACTTTTAAGATATCTTCTTTTCTCCATATAATAATACTATTATTTCTATCTGTTGAACCACTATTAACCTCCTCTGGTGTATATGATCCCCTACTTAAAGACTTTTTGTAATCTGTGAGATAAATATGTATGGAGAACGATTTTTTATTATCATCTATACACACCATGAACCTTAGGATATCTAAGATATGATGCAATAGTTCATCAATATTCTCACCTTTACATTGAATATTAAGTTCAACTGAACATTTAGGAAAGTTTACTCTATAACTATAATTCTTATGAAAACTTCTGATGGTTCCTTTAAATCTTTCAGGGATATAAGGATTATTCTCAAAGGCATCTATTTTAGTGGGTCCCTTTTCCTCTAATACATATTTATTGCTTTTCTTGTTTATCTGTGAAAACATAGTAAAGATCTCATCAATATGTAATTCTTCTCTATCTAAATCCCTAGAAAACAACTTATCAATATATTTGAATGTGTAATCTTCTAACATTCTTATATAACTTATAATATCATAGATTATAATCTTATCTTTCATCAAATATCTTCTTCAAGACATCTTTATGAATATCTTGAGGTTTCTCTAGATTTAAGATAAATCTAACATATAATTTATCTCGTATAAAACCCTTACTATATCTATCTTTTATTAATCCTAAATTATCATATCTATCTTTTCCTCTATTGATACCTATAATATTCTTATTTGGAAGGATAATTTTGAAATTATCTTCATAATAGTACTCATAAAGATTCATCTTATAAGTGTAAATAAGTGAATTATTTAATATTTTATATTTATCACTATCTGTATAAAACTCTAGTGTAACGCGATATATATCATTCAAAGCTCTAAAGATATAATTACTCCTAGTGACAAATAATCTTATAATCTTCTCTCTACATTTTATCATAATTTCATTGCAAAATCCATTATAAACCTTCTCTAAACTTATATGTAAATGAAGAGTTATATCTTCATATAATTCTGTAATATCTATAGTCTTTACAGTATTCATATTTAAAACACGTTTCTTTTTCATTTTCTTAAAGAACTCATGAGTTTGGAATCTAGTATTTAGATTTGTAAACTTAGTATTCAAATCTTCTTTACATTCTCTGGGGATTTTACAGAATAAAGACATAAAGAATCTATATTCAATACTACTCTGTATTCTTTTTACATAATCAAAAATAAGTCGATAATCTTCTTCCGTAAAGATATAATCTCTCGGATCAAAACGATGTATTTTACATCCTATATCATACTCTTTTCTTTTATCTTCTTTAGACAAAGTTTCATATGCTTCTTGTATTTTATGAAAAAACTCTATATTAGTTTCATTATTCTTATCGGGATGATATCTTAAAGCTAATTCATGATATCTTTTTTTAATATCATTTTGTGAACAATTGTGAGGTAAATTTAAGATTTGATAATATTTCATATAATTATTTCTTATATTCTTTAACCCATATTTCTTTAACCCATATTTCTTTAACCCATATTTCTTTAACCCATATTTCTTTAATTAATGAAAAATATCTAAGTATATATATAAACAATGGGAACTATGCGTTCAAGAGGTGTCAGTAGCTACAGGACAAAAAAGCGAACTAAGTTAAGTAAGAGAATCAGTAAGAGGAGGGTTAAGCGTAGTAATAAGCACAGTAATAAACGTTTGAATAAGCGCAGTAATAGACGCAGTAACAGACGTTTGAATAGAAAGAGCTTTAAGAGAGTTTCTAAACGTATGAGAAATAATCGTAAAAGTTATAGGAGGAGAGGTGGAGCGCCAACGAACACAGATAGAGTAGATGGTGCAGAGAGTGTTGAAAGCGGCAGCAGTCACGATGAAGAGGCTGAGCAGCACGGGGTGGCTACACCTGAGCAACTGAGGAGTTCCGGGAAGCGAAGGACGGAGCGGCCGCGAAAGGGCCCGAAATACCCCTATTATAGATTAAGTTGTACGGATTATAAGGAATGTAGGGAAGTGAATAATCCCGAGAAAAAATATATTAAATACCGTATCGATGTGGAAGGAGAAAATATTGATAAATACACCATTTGGCGCCGCTGGAGCTTGTGTAATACTCTTCACAATAACTGCCGAGACCTGAGAGGACATAAATTCATCAAGAACTTCGGGACGCTTGAGGTCACGACCAAATACACTTTGGGTTTTCCCTCCCCCTTTCGTCGTGGGAATGAAGAACGTAAAGAACTGCTGAACAGTTACTTCACCGATTTCTCGGGATGGCTGAATCGTATAGCTCTCATATCAGAGGGTGACATAGATTTAATGAAAAAACCTACGGGTCCTGGTAAATCAAATATAGCAGATCCTAACAATGATGTCGTTAAATTTTTCTTTGAAAAAACTTCTCAGACACCGACAGAAACTGTTTCGTGTTTGACTGCTGATGAACAACTGGCAATCGACGAAAACGAGGGAGCCAAGGAACTCGAAAACCAACCCGCCTTTTAATAAAAAAAATATCTAAGTATATATAAATGAGTAGATCTATGCGTTCAAGAGATGTCAGTAGCTACAGGAGTAATAAACGTAGTAAAAGAGGTAATAAGTTGAGTAAGAGAATCAGTAAGAGAAGAGTTAAGCGTAGTAATAAGCGCAGTAATAAACGTTTGAATAAACGCAGTAACAGACGTTTGAATAGAAAGAGCTTTAAGAGAGTTTCTAAACGTATGAGAAATAATCGTAAGAGTTATAGGAGGAGAGGAGGTGCGCCCCCCCTCGATGCGGAATGGCATACTAGTGTAAGATTAAGATGCTTGGGTTTTGAAGAACTTGATTTTGATCCGAAAACAAATGAGCCTCTGAAATCGAGGATTGGGCTGAGTGAAAAGGTCCACTACTTGATTATGGTTGTCACGCAAAATCTCTCCTCCAACTCTACAGAAGTTTACTTTATACGTCGCAGATGGAGTGATATCAAGCTTTTTATTGCGTCGATAGATGATCATTTTTATAGTGAAAGAAAGTCACACAAACATTTATACGAACGATACGCTGCCTCGAGAACGGAAAAATATGCAGACGCTATCTTGGGCAAAGAGCATCGGTTGATCGAGTTCTCGGGAGAGGTCTCGAGAAAGGTCTCGGCGTTCTTTTCCGCGGCGAAGGATGATGATGATGATGATGATGTTTATGATAAACCGCCCCAAAGACAGGGAATTTTGGATTCATATTTATTAGCATTATCAAACTATAATAATAGAAATGACCCGCACAAACAAATAGGAGCCCGCGTTGTGAACGAGGTGGGAATGTGGAAGAAAGATCTTGTTATTTTCCATGGTATTTTACCGCCAGAAGAAACTCGTGACCTAGATCTATCTATAAAAGTTAATCCGGGACCGGTTGATCGCCATCCTAAAAACAGAGTTCAGGAACTCTTAGAAAGATATAAACAAGAGAATCCGACGCAGGCCGAGCCTACATCAGAGGCAGAAAAAAATTGAAAAAATGTGGGAGGAGAGAGGAAATGAAGAAAGTATGGACGGATTCGAACTGGACTCTTCCAGCAAATGATTAATAAATGTAATTTTCTTCCTCAATTTTTTTTCTAATCTAATATATAAAATATGAGTTTCTCAAGCATGGTCAAAGGTTCCAAGAAGGAAATGTGCACACTTTTCGCCGTTTTAGTTGTTCTATACTTAGCTCCGATCGATCAGGTCCTCGGCACTAGACTTAAGTCGCGTGCCCTCGCGCCGGTCAACAAGCTTCTTTCTATGCCGATCGTCTATCTCCTCCTCATCGCATTCCAGGGTTACGTCTTCACCCTTGAGGGCTGCATGGAGCTTTTCATCTGCCTCACCCTATTCCTCATCGTTCAGAGACAGTGAAAAAAATCTTTAAGTTCATAACTTATTTTGATTAACAATCCTTCAAGAACTATTAAATCTTTATAAGATTTTTGATAATATCTTTCATATTCTTCAAAAATCCTAATTATCTTACTCTTCACAGAAATCGTTATAACAAGATTACATATTATATGAGAACATAAATCTCTAAAGAACTCATTCATATCTAATCCAGACTGTTGTAATTGATAACATACATCTTTCTTTTTTTCAATATCTTTTTCTACAATACATTTTAAGAACTTATCAAAAAGTAGTTCTTTTAAGTTATTATCTTTTTCACATTTATGAACTAATCTTATTGTTACAAAATGAGACAATATATTTCTACTTATTAAACTATATTTACAGGTTAATAGTATAAAGATTTTTTTATTATAGAAATATTTAAGAATATTCTGTTGTAGATGTGATAATTTATGAAAATCCCTGATAATTATAATTTCATTTTTAAAAATTGTTTCAATATTAATTAGTTCTTTTAAGAATCTAAAGAACTCATCAAAATGCTGTTTTATATCTGAAGAATTAAATAATAAAAACTCATTATATGTTTTATATTCAAAGTTATTTATTTCTTTATTTTGAAAGATAATATCATTAAATATTTCTGAAAACTCATTATGATAAGAATAAAATATAGTATTTATTTTAATATTTGTGATCATTGGATTAAATGGTAATATTTTTATAAAGTCTTAATTTAGACTATATGCAATATATTGTTCCTAATTCTATAAATAATAAAAATATAATCTTTCGCAAAGTAAAAACAAAGAATAAAAAAGACTATATTTATAAGATTTATTATATGTATGGGAGTATAGAACTCATAGGTATTCCTTATAAAATAGATAAAAATGATTATGAGCAGCAAAATGATAAGATAATTTTAAAAAATGAAAGAGACACAACATTAATAAATGAATTAAATAATCACATAGTAAAATCATTCCCCGAATGTTTACCGATTATACAAAAAAATAAAATATCACATAGTCATTTATTACAAACTCAAAATAAAGATTTATATTTATTCATTTCATATATTAGTACGTATAAATATAATAAAAAAGCAAAAATATATTTTATATATGATTGATGAAACATATAAATTAATAGCTGTACCCTATAAATTAAGAAAAAACAATGATATAGATTATAGAAAGCTCGCTCTTAAAAATGCATTAGAAATATATTATAAAAAAGATTTGGATAATAACGTAGTTGATAAAATTATTATAGAAAATCTGAATACAATTAATGAATACGAAAAAGATAAAGAAATTAGAAATATATCACATAATATGATAAAATCAATTATACAAAAATGTTTAAGAGAATTTGATTAATAATTTATATTATACTTTTATACTATAATGGATCTAATCCAAAATAAACTGATTACTGATTTAAAAGAGACTTTTAAAGATTATGATAAAGATCTAGATAATATTATTAAGAAAAAAGTTCAAGAGAAACTATCATATATAAATCTTAATATTACATCTAAAAATCATTATAGAGATGATACACGTAATATTGATTCAAGTATAAGGTGTCAGGCAAGAATGTGGAATGATCATTTTGAGGGTAGATGTAAGAATAAGTGTAGAAGGGACGTTTTATGTTTAAGACATTTTAACATGATGACTGAAAAAGGATTTTTAGAGTTCGGTAAAATAAATGAAGAAAAACCAGTTATAAATAAAGATGGTAAAATCCTATCATGGTATGAAGATATCAGAAGTATCGAGGATCATATTAATTTACTTAGAGAAGAAAATAAGAAACGTATACTTCATTATATAAATCATTATATAAATCATCAAATATCAAATATCGAATACCGATAACTCAAAATCTAAAGATATATCTTTACACTTAGATTGTATAAGTTGCCTAATATAATCTTTCGGTATAGAAGAGTTCTTTAAGATATATAGAGCTGCAACTAACGATGAAACACCTTTACCATCATAACAACTTAGTAAGATATTATTCTTATCTGTATTATTTTTTATGATATTTAATAACTCTTTAAGATAAGTATTTAGTTTGATTACATCATTCGAATATTTTAATTGTTCTGAAACAGGGATTCTTATATTCTTAATTTCACTATTATCAGGGGAATCTATATCTATAGTGAAGTTAACAATTATTTTTATATCATTTTCTTTTAAAAACTTTTTAGAATGCATAATATCTATATCACCTATCCATAATCCTGAAATTATTTCACAACAAAACATTATATTAAAATTTGATAAAACTATTTAAAAATAAACAAAACTTAACTAACTGAAAGTATGGAGGGAGATTTAGATATTTATTTCTCCAATCTATCTGAATTGAATAAAGAAGAAGAAATAGATGAGGAGGTAACGTGTTGTTCTTTATTAAAAAATCAGCAAAAGGGGGATGGAGTAATGATATGTAAGATTTGTAAAAATGTTGTTACAAACATTATAGATGGACCAGAATGGAGATATTATGGGAGTGGTGATACTAAAAATACAAATCCCACGAGATGTGGAATGCCCACAAATGCTCTATTACCTCATTCATCAATGGGAACAACCATTTCAAATAGAGGTGGTGGTTCCAATATGAATAAAGTTAGAAGGTTTCAAAAATGGAATGGAATCCCATATAAAGAGAGAAGCTTATTAAAAGTCTTTCAAGAAATAACCGAAAAATGTAACAAAGCTGAATTACCATCGATAATTATAAAAGAATCTCATAGTTTATATAATATCATATCCCAAAATAAAATATCAAGAGGAGGTAATCGCATAGGTCTTATTGCGGCTTGTGTATATTTTGCTTGCGTTGATTGTAAAGTTGGTAGAAGTGTTAATGAAATATCTGATATTTTCCAAATAAAGAACACCGTTTTAACTAAAGGTTGTAAATCTTTTAAGGAAATAATGTATCATAATCACAATATGAGTAGAGTAAATACATATAAAACTGTAGATATGGATGATTTTCTACATAGGTTTTGCTCGAAGATTGGACTTAATAATCAAGATATAGAATCCATAAAAATAATATCTGAAAGTTGTAAAGAAAAGGGTCTAATATGTGAAAATACACCACCATCAATGGCTGCCGGTTGTATATATCTTTATCTTAAACATAAAAATATTAATAAAGAAAAAAAAGAATTAGCTGAAGTTTGTAAGATTTCAGAAGTCACAATCAATAAGTGTTTTAAGAAAATTGAAAAAGAGATTAATATACAAGAACTCTTAAAATAAATACTTTGCAACTACATAATATATAACGATAATAATGAAAGATTTTATGACAACTCCAGATAAATTACATTCACCAGCTTCACTAAAGAAAGTATCTGGTGATAATAATAATATGTAATTCATTGGATATGATTGTATTATTATTAGAAGAATAAAAATAAATAGTAATAGTGTTGACTTATTCTTTAAATCATCCAGAATAGATATACTTTGTTGATCACCAACAATCATTGGGCGTGTTTGTGACAAGTATTGTTGTTTATGATTAAGATACATTTGTTTTTTTTCAGGGGGGAGACTATTAAATTGTTCCTGTGATAGATTTGGAGGAGGGGGGATTATACCCCCATTACTTAGTGATGCTTGCGGCTGAGCCATCTGTTGCTGCTGAGCCATCTGTTGCTGCTGAGCCATCTGTTGCTGCTGAGACATCTGTTGCTGCTGAGACATCTGCTGCTGAGCCATCTGTTGCTGCTGAGCCATCTGTTGCTGACCCATCTGTTGCTGACCCATCTGTTGCTGACCCATCTGCTGTTGCTGACCCATCTGTTGCTGAATTGGTTTTTGTGGAGTTTTGGTTAAATGTGCTGGTTCTTTTACATTGCTATTTAATTCATTTAATATTGAATCTACAAGTCTAGAATCCTCTTCTGATATAGTAGAGTTTTTCAACATATCTAATGATGTTTCCATAAGTTATAGTATCTATTCATAATATAATTCATTTTTATAAACGTATTAAATTAAGAGTATCCTATTTATACTATTGAAAAATATAGAACCTATAAATAAACCAATTAAGATTGAAAAAAATACTCTTAGTATCATTTTACATATAGAAATATATTTTATTAGTATCATAAACATAATTATAAAATATAATAAAACATAATGAATAATATACTATTTCAAAATCTATATAATCTTCTAACTTCATATAATTGTATTATATATTAATTCAATTTATAATGACTTAAGATTAGCTTTTTACTTTTAATGAATATCTCCTTAATAATATTCTTTATGTAATTATATTTTTTATCTTTCAAAAAATTATATATCTTTATCGTAATAATATTTAACTCCTTAAGAGTATTAAGATCATAAACATAATTGTTTTTATACGCTTTTATAAAATGTTCATTTTCTATTATTAGATTTATAATATATATTTGTGGATCATCTATATCTTTTAAGAATATTCTTCTATTAATAATATCTATATCTTTTAATACATTCTCAATAGATTCTTTATTTCTACACAACCATTGTATCGTTGGATAATTTGTAACAATATATTCATTAGAATCTCTCTCTTTATTGGGATGAAAATAATTCATAAAAATATTTGATATATCTTTTGTACAACATTTATATCTATTCTTCACACATTTAGGATTACCATTAATACACGGATTTTCACTATTAAGAATAGTTTTATAATCAACATCATAAAAAATAGTATTACCTTTTGTATCAAGACCTCTTCTACCTGCACGACCACTCATTTGAAGAAAATCATCATTCGTGAATGTGTACGAATCTTTATATCCCATTATACACGTAGTCATAATTGGTAAATCTATCCCCAAACATAATGTTCTATCTGATATAATTACACCTATATCTCTATCTGTCATTAATTTCTGAAGTATCCATTTATATTCATCTGGCATATCTTCAGTATATATACCGATGCCTCTTTTTAAAAGTTGAAATAATGGGTGTTCATATGGAATCTTTATACCAAGTGTTCTTAAAATCTCTTTCCTTATATTCTTTATCTTATCTCCGGACATAGATTCCTTTGGAGAAAAACAATAATCAAGATGCTTTTGAAAAATATCTAAATAGCAAAAATCAGGTGCTCTTAAGAAATCATACTTTTCTTTTATAAGATTCTTTTTTCGTTGTTCATAATATTCATCTTTATTAAGATGTGATATAATGCTATCATAAATAGATAAAACTTCTCCTATATATTTAGTTTTCTCCTTTTTATCATAATTATCCAATTTTTCTCTTTTTTCATTCATTGGGTCATTGCTTTTAGAAACTTTAATTTTTTCAGAAAAAGTTCTTCTTTGTTCTATATATTTTTTAAACAGTTCATTTTTCTTTTCAAGAATATCATTATAATAAGGATAATTTTGTTTTTCATCCAGTTCTATAAGATTGAAGATATCATAAAAGATGTCCATACAAGTATTTGTAGATGTATTGAAAATTATCATTGGTAAAAACTCTTTAGATTTACATTCTTTCAAAAATCTTAAAATATTATTATTTTTAACTATATTATCGGGACCTCTAAAATGTTTCAGAACTGTTTTAACTAATTCGGGTTCTTTATCTTTTAGTGAAACCAATGTTTGCTTTATAAGATTCTCATAATCTCTTGTGTCATCAAGAGTTAATATACTATCATTTTTAAAAACATTATCGGGAGATAAATCCTCAATCAATTCTTCTTTATCTTCTCTTTCAAATACCTCTTCTAACTTTTCCCAAAGTAAAGCTGAATCTTTAGGTGTGAATTGATGGTTTTTCATAATAAACTCATTATTCAAATCATTTAATTCTGTAGAACAAAGTGGGTGAAGAAGGTCTAAACTATTATCATTATATATCCATTTTTGAACATTAATAAATCGTTTATCATATTGAATTATTTCTATTTTTTTCTTAGGATGAATATCCAATAATTTATCTCTGAACTCTTCAATATTGTTCATTGTAGCACTAAGAGCAAGAAAATTGCAATCATAATATTTTAAAAGATTTTCATAAATATGTCCATCATCTTCTTTATTTAAATTATGAACTTCATCAAAAACAGCAAAATCATATTTGACATTAATTATATTATAATAATCTTCAATTATTTCTGGTGTTCCAATAAATATATTTGTCTTATCATCATACGATAATATATCACCTGGGTTGAGTATGAAACACACCTTATAACCCATTGTCATAAAATAAGCACCCACTTGATATGCGATTGGTTTAGCTGGACAAACATATAAGACTCTTGAAAATAATACTCCAGCACAATATCCTACAAAGCTCTTACCCGATGATGTTGGAGCCTTTACTATTACAGAATTATTCTTTTTCATAAGATCAATAGTTTTTAGCTGCCATTCATCTAACGTATTTTTTCTTTTATCCCAAATATTCAACGGTGGCAACATATGACTTAATTCTTTCATCATGTATAATTTATAATCATATTCTTCTAACTTTTTCTCAAACTTATCTAGAATCTTTTTGTATTCATCATTATTTGTTTTTATTTTATGAAGACTAAAATAAAGATTCATTATATGAATCTTATACTTCTTTTTATCAGACCAAAAATATTTCAGTAAACGAAACTTATATTCTATAATTCCCTCTTCAGTCTTAAGATTTGAAATATTTTTGTAAATATTATCATCTACAAGATTATCAATAAAATAATCTATCTTTTTTAAATCATCTGCAATAGACTCTTTATACTTTTTTTTCATATTTTCTTCAATTATCAAGTCTTTCTTTTTTTTCTTACCATTCTTTTTTTTATCTTTCATAATTCTTTCTTGTTCATAATCCTCCAACATATGTTTTACATTGTTCTTATTAGTAGATATGTCTCTTATAAACTTTGCGAAGTCATTCTTATCAGTCCCCTGCCATTTGATAATATCCATTACTTGAGTTTTAACAATTATAATTATTAACGAGTTTTTAAGTGGTTAAATCAATCAGAAGAGTTTTTCATTGGTCCAAAGAATCTTCCTAAAACTGGAGAAATCATATTATAAGTATCAACTATTCGTGAAAATTGATTATCATCTAATGAAAATAGTTGACCAAACATACCCATTTCTATATTATATTTTCTGTTCTTATTAATAAGATCATCATATAAGTTCACAATAATATTACTCTGGTTACTTGTATTACATAAATCTTTCTCTAAATCTTGTACAATTCCTATTATTTTCTCAATAGCTCTAGGAAATAAATCTCCTAAACTATCTATAAAGTTCATAACACTATTGTATTTTACATCATTAGTTTCTATATCATTCAAGTTTATATTTACACTTAAAAGAGAAAATAATACAGTAAGAATCTTTAAAGTCTTATTGTATAAACCCTCTGTGCATAGATTTTGAGATGAATTCATATACATCATATCTATACATTCTCGAACTCTTTCATCCGGTGAATGAATAAACATCACTATTTTCCTTCTTAAATACTGGATTTCTCTATCTGTAAACTTGGTAAAGTCTCCATTAGCTCTTTCAATATTCGCAATCATTTCTTGTGATTCACCCTCTCTACCCACTATATCATTTATACACTCTTCTATTTGAGGATCTACATTAGTGAACATATTATTCAAATCTCCATATAAGCTTGCTATATTACCGTCTTGTGTTAATGGAGCTTCTCTTCTTATACTATCTAGCTTTTTAGCGATCCAAGCTCTAGCTAATTCTTCAGGGATAGTTTTGTAATAATGTGATCCAGGTGGATCTGGACCAAGTTGTTCACATTTTTCAGGATTATTAATGTCGTCCATAACATCACATCGGTGAAGTTTTCCGGTATAAGACGATAATGTTTTTTGTTCATTTGTTATAGGAGGTCCAGTATCTAAAATACGTATATCATTAATAATAGAATTAGGTCCATTTTCAGTTAACATTTCTCTAGTAATTTTATGTTCTTCCAATCCATCTAATTCAGGGAGACTATTATATTCACGATTAAAAAAATCCATTATACTCATAGGATTCCCTTGATATAATAAATCTGTTGCTCTTCTTGTAGATGTATCTTCATATTGAATAGTATTTGTATCAAATAATTCTGTTCTTCTTCTTTCAATATTTCTACCGTGCTGACTTGGAAACCAATCACTAATTAATGGGGAACATTGTTTCTGAACATCAAGAAAAGATGCTCTATCAAGTTTATCATTTGGAGTTCCATCTAAACCATGTTCTTCAAAAATTACTCTTGCGCTTTCTGTTATGTCTACCCCCTCTCGGAGAACATTTGATTCAGTCACTCTATTTAATATTGTTTGATCCGCTATACCATATCGATACATTGTATAATCTTGTTCAAAATCTTTTACCCCTCTACGTTGTATAGTTCCTAAATTAGTAATTTGTTCGTTGGGATCACCTTGTCTCTGTCTCTCTCTAATCTTTAATTCTCCGTCAAGAAATCCATCATTAACACCAAAAGTATCATCTGTTACTATACGTCTAGTGATATTGTAATCTATATTTTCCTTACCAGGTGGAGGTGTTCCACAAGTTTGACATTCTTCAATTGTCTCGCCAGTAGATGGATTTATATCGGTATATATGTACTGACCTTGACCACAAACATTTCCATTCTTTGGATCTCCTGTTGTTGCGTATAAATTAAGATCTTCAATCATAGAACTGGATTTATAAAAGTTTCCACTTGTATAATCTTGTGTACTCCCGGATTCTTTAAGATTACCCTGTAAATAACATCTTTCGTGATTAAGAATATAATCTTTTCCCATAACATTAACGTTAACATTCGGTAAATCCACATTATTTTCGATGTTATTACTTACATAATTATTTATTTCAGTTATGCCCATAATACTACTTATTACATTAAACTCATACCCAGGATAAAAACCAGAATTTGTGAATTCATCAATACTACAATCTCCCATATTACTTACATATATATTAGATAAAAATATTGTATAATAATATATATATATATTATGAAAACTTTAAAGAAAGGGGGTGATGTTTTAGGATTTGGAGCTTATGGGTGTGTATTTAATATTGAGTTCCCTTGTAGATCTAAAAAAGTAAATAAAAGTAAAAATGGTAAATATATCTCTAAAATATTTTGGCACAAAGACGCTTTAAAAGAAGCGAAATTAGAATTTGAAATAAGTAAACGTATATATAAAATTAAAGGACATAAAAAATGGTGTGTTATATGGGAAAAGATTTGTAAACCTCATAATTATAAGATATTATATAAATATGATAATACTATCAAAAGATGTTTAAAAAAGAATAATATAACATACGAACAGTTTAATAAAAGGGCCGCCATGTTAATTGGTAAATATGGGGGAAACACTTTAGAAAATATTTTTGATATTAAAATGGCGGTTATAAAAAACAGAAATGATTTTATACGTTTTTTTGTTAGAGTTATGAAAAGAATGCTTTCTTTATTTGAGGGTATAAAATCTCTTAATAAAACTGGCCTAACACATAGTGATATAAAACGTGGTAATATTGTTCTAGATGGTAGAAGTTTCAAACTTATTGATTTTGGATTGACATATGAACTTAACGATTCTGATGTATATAAAAAAAGATCTATAACACAATACATCGACGATAGAATATATACACCATATCCTATTGATTTTGTATATACTCATACAAACAAACACCAAGAATTATCTGATCGTGAAGATTATTTAAAAAATATAACTAAAAGAAACTTTGATGAATATTTATATATTCATCAAATCATTTTTAAAAGAGATAATATTGTAAACAAGATTATAGATTTCTTAAAAGATGTAAAAGTGGATAAAGATAATATAATAAATACCATTGATGTTTATTCTCTCGGTTATCTGATCCCACGAGCTTTATATGGTTTAAATATATCATATTTAACAATGGAAAATATTATTCAGTATTTACAAGATCCGATAATAAAACCTTTTATTACTCTCTTTAAAGGTATGACAAGAGAAACATTCTTCAATGAAGGACCAAGAATATCATCTGAAGAAGCATATAACAGATTCAGTGAATTAGTAAGAAATGTTAATTATTAATTATTGACTCAGAAAGCCTAAGAATGGCCAGTTTCGAGTATAACCACATCGAAACTCATTATATTTTTTTATATTGCTATATAAACTATCATTTGCCGGTGCTTCCCTCGGTTGTTCATACATAGGATCTAAATTTTCAGTTTTATATTTATAAATATCATCATCAGTGGCACTACCATCAGTCTGATCAAATATATCTTTAGGAGTTACATATTTAGCATATTCATATTTTCCAATAAAATCTTTCGGGACATACGAACCGCCTAAGTTCGGTTCTAATGGAGATGGAGGATTAATACCTATTTTTGAATTATGTATTGGATTATTCTCAACATACTCTCCATTATGACTTCTCGGACCGATATGATAATCATTCAATTTCTTTAATCCTTCATTATCTATATTTTTGTAAATGTTGTAATAATTTTCTCTAACTATATAGTCTGTAACAAAGTTGGCACAAGTTTTATTATTAAAATGTGATTCTGGATCGTTTATTTTACAAGAGTCAAATGCTCCAGAATTAGCAAATCTATCATTAATTGTTTTTCTATTTTCAAAGACATTATCAGGACTATTTTCTACTTTTAAGTTTAGATGTGGTATTTGATATATTTTATTTTCCATTGTATTTCCATTTTGAGATAAATCACTCATACATTTATCCAAATTAGTCTGATTGGGTTTACCCGGTCCCCTTGCAGGTTGTAAATACCATTCTTCACACGCATGAAACAATTCTATATTATCTTGGAATGTTTTTGGTTGTAGATCACAACTTCCTGATATTTGGAATAGGGGAGCATCCCCTGCTGCAGATTGTGGAAGCTGAAGAGAAACCTCACCCCCATTATAATCATAAACTTTACCATCATCCGTATAATATACACATTTACCGTCTACAGATTTTGTAAAAGGAGGACAATAACCCGGATATATTTTCGCCATATTTGTTTGTGAGAATATATTATCAAACTTATGATTAGCTCTTCCTAGGGGATCATTACCACCATTATTCTTATAATCATTAGGATCTTGTGGATTATCAGTTATATATCTTAAAAATCCGTCTGTGCCATCAGTGCCTTCTACTGCATCAGGAATAGACTCACATGTTTCATTTATAGCACAATATCTAGAACATTTGTAAATATCTTCATTTGTCGCGGCACTATTTGTTGCAGTTTTAGGCCATACTCGGTCAAAATGTTCTAATTCTTTTACATTGATAGGATCCAGTGTAGTTCCTGTCCCTTGTGTCCCCGTTTGTGAAACAGACTGTTGCACATCAAATACCTTTATATTATCTACATCACAATCTCCTATTTTTTTACAATTATTTGCATTATATGAATATATATTGGTGAAAATATTTTCAGATACATCATAATTCTTGTAATTATTTAATTTATGCTCATTAATAGTGTATGGAGGGACTCTATCCTTTGTATAATCAATATATGTTAGCTCATTATTATTATATGTATCATAGTCTGTTTTACTAAGGTCAAATTCGGGTAATGGGAAAGGTGGAGTTAAAGGTTCACCCCCTTCTTTCTTGTAATTCGAAGTATCCGGAATAATTCTCTGACAACTAGTTTTACAATAATCGTTTATATTATCATTTATAGTATAAATACAGTTCCCAGCTTCGCAAGCATCGGGGGTGTCCAAGTTTGTCACGGAAGCGCAATTAGCAACAGCAACCGAGTTTGATGAATCTGGCGCAGTGCAAGTCCCTCTGATAGTATCCAACCCTGTATCTTGATATGATGATTCTTGAACATAGTCAAAAATATTATAAACTAAATTATTAATTTTTTTGCTTATATCCTGTAAAGAAGTGAAAATATAATATTTACTTTGTTCACTAGTATTAGCATCATCTCCCCTATAAATTACATCTGAAGGGTCGGTTTGAAAGAAACTACAAATAGTGACATCATCAGTATTTTGACATTGAGGATCAACTATTTGACAATAATCATACATATTATCTTCTAGACTCGGGTTTGAATTATCAAATAAATCTTTTAATTTTACACATTCTATATCATTCTTTGTGATATTAGAAAAATATTTACCTTTATTTGTTAATGTATTGAACTTATTGGTTTCATTATCATCAAAAAACGCTTGTAATAACCCTGTATTTTTCGATGGATTAATAGGACTCATACTACTATTACTACTTGGATGAGGATCACTTGGTGTATTACATATTTCTACCATTTTATTTAGGATTGAAGTTTTTGTGTAGTAATCATTAAGTTTGCTCTCATCCGGTTGTGTATTAATAGTATTCGGAGATATTAGTTGTAAGTTTATTTGTTTTGTTAGATTTCCGTCACCACTATTAGAATTAGGATAGAATATACTATAGGGAATATTAGTAATTCCTATATTTTCAAAATTTTCTTGTTTATCATCTAAATCGATTGTAAAAGTTGCTTGTTCAAACGCGCTTTTCGAAGGTTTTCTTGGAGCTGTATTATATAACCCATAGTTAATAATTTCTGTTTCACTCGTTTCAAACATACTGATATTAATTCGCAAAACTAGCACATTTTCACTAGCAATCTCAACATATGCAGTGTTGTTACTCCTAGTTATATTACTTTCTAATAGCATATATTTATTCGGATCACTTCCAGAATCATTTACCTGTGTATATAAACCAATTATATCTTTTAAAACCATATTGGTCGATGTATCGGTTTCATCTTCAAAAAATATATCTCCTTCTTTTGTTATATATTTACTCTTTTTTAATTTATCAATTATCATTGTATTTATCATTTCATAATTATCCGTTATATTTGTAATCATATCTTCAAGAGTTCCATATGTAATAGTATTTCCGTTAAGAGGACCATAGAAGCTTTCGGCAGCAGTAGCTTGAGATGACTTATATGGTTTTTCAGTACCACAATTCGCTTTATTCCATCCCGCCTCATCCCCTATGTTACCTTTTGTAGGATAGCTTCTTTTGTCATTATCGTCTATTAAAATAAAAACGTGATTTAAATCATCAGATATTCCATCCCATTTGTATTGTCCACCGGTTACTGGTGAATCATAGAAATTTGATAGGCAACTACCGGCGGTCGTTGAAATTGTATTATAATAACTTCCATAATCGGTGGGAAATTGTCCAAAATCTGAAACTTTAAAATATTTCTTAAACTGTTCTTTATAAGAGTTTGTGTAGTTTATTATATTACCCGATCTAAATAAATCTATTAATTGAGAATAATTAATAGTCACATCATTATTTTCGGTGGGCAAATTTACTCCGAGTAATAATTGACTAAAAACATTGTTCCCTGAAAGAGCTCCACTGCTAAACGAAACTTTTAATCCAATTAATAATGTTTTTCCCTGAGTAACTGTAAAAGTTTTCTGATTGAGTGTTTCAGGAATAGGATAACGTAATGGGGAATACCGATTTAATATGGCTTCTTGGCTTGTATCTCTAAAATCTCTCAAGATATCATCAACATAATCATTCATAAAGATACTTAATGTTAATCCATTCTCTTCATTAATAGTGTTTTCTTTCATTATTTCTATGAAACTTCGGTTTGTATATAATTTCTCTTTTCTATATGGAATAATTTGATAAAAATATTTTTCACACCCAACTATATTATCTCCCCTTTTTTTGCATTGATCAATTACAGTAGGTCGAGTTGAACTCATACGATTGTTGTCACCAATATAAACACACGTTTCTAAATATTCACTTAACATTTCATAAGTATAATCTATTAATTGATCTACATAATATTTTATACCTTTATTCCTTGCCGATTCACGTATATAGGGTTTTTTTTCTCCGACACAAGGTATATCTGTACATTTTTTTACAATTATCTCATCTAATAGTTCATTTGCTCTATCACCGATTAAAAAATCCAAAAATCCATAATTAATCATAAATATACTAATAAACTCTCGGTAAGAATAATCCATAAAGTCGCTTTTAGCTAAAAAAAGATTAGTATAAGTATCATGTGATGGATCTAATATACTATACATATTATCTCTATCATAAATGAAATAATCTAATGATGAAATAATCTGACTTGCTGCTTGATTAGTAGCTTGATTAGTAGCTTGTTCTGTATTTTCAAAATTTAGTAATCCTTCGCGCTCTGCAGAATCAGACATAATTCTACTTTGTTTATAATCGCGACTATTTTTGTCTGTAATAAAAGGTTCAAAATATGGAGAAGGTTTAGTATCTCCATAACCTCTATTATCTATCATATGTTTAAAATATAAATAATTTGAGAAATATACTCCTAAAGAAACTCTATAGATTTCAGTGGTAGGTATTTGTCCTAATACATTAAAAGAATTTATTAACTTGAAAGTTTCGTATTTGTCAACATCCCCACTCGCTTGTTCGTAAAAATCAGTATCTATATCTAGTATTGTAGGCATCGATAGAGGTGAATAATTCAATAATATATCAAAAACCGATCTGTGTTTTACATATGATTTTTTATCATCGCTAATATGTATAGTATTTACCTCATCATTAATAAAACTATTAAATATTTCCGGTGTAGATATAGTTGTGAAATTTTCCGGAGTAATCTCAATAAATCTTTCATTCATAATACTTATCTGTGGTAAGCTGGGATCTCCTGTCCCCTGTGAGATGGGTTCTCCTGTCTGCTGAGGAAGTATTGGAGAATTAACCATAATTTGATCTACTGTTTGTACAGAATCACTTAAAAACTCACGTATGTTTGTATCACCGTCATTATAAGCTACTGTATTATTTAATAAAGGATATATAAATCCAGTATTAGAATAATCAAACTTATCTAGATTTAATCTCCTTCTATCAATATATTTTATATTTTTACTTGAATATTCATTCTGGACATATTTTAATCCATATTCATCAACTCCAGGGTTCCTATCGGGTTCATGTGAATCATCAACATAATAAATAAAATCTAACTCTGATGTGTATACAATACTACTAAGTTCAGGATGAACTAGCACATCAAACACTAATCGTGTAGTATTCAAATTATATCTATTATTATATTCATCATTATGATCATTAGTTGTATCTATTTGATAGTAATTTATATATGAATCAGGTAAAATATATTTATAATACATACTACTGATAACTACTTCATCAATATTAAGTTCTTTTTGACCTATAAAATATGGTATTTTCCGCCCGCCCCAGAGGACACTATTTAATAAAAAAGGGCTATAATATGAAGAAAATACTGTATTCCAATCATTAATTTTACAGGGTGAGAGACCTGTGGTTTGGTCTGTGTGTAGGTCTCTTATTTCAGTTAAATATACCCAATTGTTATCATATATGTAATAATTGTATGGAGATGAGTTTTTATTATTTATTCCAGACGAATCTGTTTGTGGTGCAGAAAAATATTCACTGGCGGAGAGTTGAGTTTGATTTTGTTTATCAACGCATAGATGAGGTAAGAAATTTATTGGTGAAATGGTAACACCTTCATTTATATAAGATTCAACGGGGCTTTCGGTTGATATAGGATATTCTATTCTATCAATAGTGGGATAATCTTTTTTATAATAAGTATCTGGATCTGTATTTCCCCCTGATACTTGATTGAAATCATTAAAACTTGTTTCATCCATATTGTAAAGAGTACACGAATTACCTGCAGTTGATTCTGAATATTTAAAAGAATTATAAATATTATATTCAGGTTCATTCATTAAAACCGAACATTCCGCAGGAGAATTAGTAGTAGTCAAAATAGACCGATCAACTGAAGATCCTTGTTCATCAAAGCTAGATACTCGTGTAAAATAAATTTTTTCATCGGGGAATATAGGATTTTTTCCAGTATTATTAAAAGAAGCTCTAGAAGTATCAGGAATATTCCCTTGTATTTGACTTAAATTTTTATTATTGTCATTTCTAAGAGGTCTCCAATAATTATTAGTCATACCTGTCTTAAGTATTCTTCCATCTTTCTGTTGCCACGGTATACGTATCTTTTTATTTTGACCATTATAGAGCTTTTTCTCTATATTATCATCTGCTTTTTTACTAATAGTTGTGTCGTCACCTTGGGAATTGTTTGTTATGTAAATATGAGGAAGATAATTTCTTTCAAACTGTCTTATAAGATCTATGAATGCAACATTTGTCTTAATATCCATAAAGAGAATATAATTTTTGTCAGTCTGTCCCTGTACATTAGGATCATTAATAATATCAAGTGATACTTTATTATCATTTAATTTTACTGAAGGCCAATACTTATTCTTATTTTCTTCATATTTATCTCCCCAAGCACTACATTTATTTGTAACACTCTTGTATGGAACATTAAAATTGGTAGTACCATCCACATTGGAACCCCCATCTGGTATACACGTTTCTTTACATCCTTTTCCATCATCAGTGCGAGTATTATCTGTCATTGTTGCTTCATCATAACACGTTTGACAAGTTCCGTGAGATCCATTGTAATCACATAACTCTTGTCTGTTTCTTATAAATACAGGATTCTCATCTGTATCTTTTATTTGTTTTTCGGTCCCCGACCCTTCATCTGGATTAAACAAAATTTTGAATTTAGTTATATAATCATTAATGGTAGTTGAATCAGTGGGATCAGTGGGATCAGTGGGATCCTTCAATAGTTTAAAATATTCGTATCCTATATCTTTTAATGTCAAGTCTACTTTATTATCTTCAGTGGGGACACAGGTAAATTTCCCATCTTCTTCTATTGTTTTACATCCTATTTTGGATAGACAGTCTAGTCTTTTATCTGCATCAGAAACATCAGTAAAAATACATTCTTTGGGTTCTCCTTCAAAATTACAATTAGGTTTATACCATTTTTTCTCAATACCATTTCCCCAGTCTGTTAAACCTTCGTTTGATTTAGATGTTTCGGTGCAAGAAACTTTATTTATATATTGTGTATTTAAGAAATTTTCAACACTATCTACTAAAGGATCTTCTGGAGGATCTGCTGAAGGATATGTAGGTTCACTAGCTTCATAAACATTCAAAGTATCATCAATAGTATTCAATAATTCATCATATGTTAATTCATTTGCACATTCACCATCACTATGATCATCATTAATCTTGAATTCAGTATTTATAGGACAAGTTGCACAATGTTTAGAAGTATCATTATAAACTTTTTGAAGATATGAACAAGGTACCTCATCATCCATTATAGGTATATCAAAATTATCCAATACAATTTCAAAAATTTGTTTAAAATCATTTAATTTTTTATAAGTTAAAGAATTATTATTAGGTTGATTATCTAACAAATCATATAATGAAAATATATGTTTATTAACATCAATATAAGGATTAGTAGGATGTTCTGAACTTAATGGGAAACATTTTTGAATACTTTCTTGAAAATTACATTCGGGATCAGCCTGACATTGTAATTTAGTTAAATCTCTGCATTTTTTATAATTAGGACTTGTTTGAACTGGGATTTTTTTATCAGAAGCTTTGACACAACCACCAGCATTTTTGGAATAATATTTTTCAGGACATATATCAAAACACTTACCTTCTTTAGAAGAAATACCTGTTGCGATTATTGTATCATTAATATTTTCCCATTTACAATATTCAACTTTATCGCACGCATCTTTATTCTGAAAATTATCACAAACAATTTTTTTGGTAGCAGTACCAGTTTGATCAGTAAAATTACCAATTTCACCACATAAATTGTTAGTTCCTTCAGCTGATTTAACAAATGTTTGATATGTACTATTAAAAATATCTTTTTCAAAACAAGAAATACACATCGAGTTTTTATAATAATCAGGGTGTTCATTGTTATTAGGGACAGTTCCAAATATATTTACATTTTTCCGAGGTTGTAATAATGAACCTAGCTTAGCTAGTGGATCGTTATCAAATATATCTTTTTCTCCAGCAACAACGTCTTTTTGTTTTTTATTTTTCTTTGAAAAGTTCATTCCCATATAACATCTCTGTATATCATCTGTATATTGTAAACTTGAAGTATTAGTGTCTTCCTGGTATTCTGTAAGGTTATCAATATTTATGAGATCACCATTACTATTATATAAACCCGAATATTCATCATTAGCTACATCAACGCAATCATTATCTATGAGTTTTGTACCAGGTTGACATATTGTCCAACCCTCCTGTATATAACATAGAGGATCACTCAAACATTCATCAGAAGATTTATTTATACAAGGATTGGTTCCAGTCGATTCAAGAACACACATATCACTTTCAATCTTACAAACATTATCTTCAGAATCGTTTAATATTTTACAATCATTTTCAGAAAGTCTTATTCCAGCATTAGATTTCCTTTTTTCATAATAGTAATAATATCTAAGAATTATATATAGAATATTTTTATATATAATAATATTATCTTTTTTTTGTGATTGTATACCAGTTACAACTGGGCTAACCGCCCCTGATTGACGATCTGGATTATCTGTATCGTGTATATTTGAAAGTAGACTACCTATCAAATTTTCTAAACTTGTAATGTTTTCACCAAATGAATTCTGTATTATTTCATGCATATCAACATTTAATTCATTTAATTCATTTATATTATCATGAATAAAATTACTATAAATATTATCAACAATATCTGTATTGGTTTTATAAAATATTATCATATCAGCGATATCTCCGTCATTAATATTTAATCCTCCTTTAACTATTTTATTTTGTGTTATAAATTCTTTTAAATCTAAATTATCCAAGCTCTGTTTTTCATAAAGATCACATAAAGAGTTTATAACATCTTCTCCGTAAGTAAAATTCAAATCATTACAACTATTCTCTTTAAATTTACATATGTCAGGGTTATTTTCACATTTACCAGTAGTTTTATCATATAAACAATTAATATAATCATTACATTGATCCTTCGGATCATAATTTGTTTGACTTAATGATCCACAATCTATAGAATTATCATAGTATTTAAACTTACAGTTAACATACCCATCATTTTTATCAACGGGTTTACACATAAGGGGTTTATTATCTGGTCTGTAATCTAAACATTCACGAGTTATGGGATTATAGGTTTTATTATCTATTTTTTCACATATAGGTTTAAACGTATATACAGAAATCGTATCCGCAATACCGTCAAGGTATTTAAACATTTTTATTTTCATTTTTGAAAAAACACTATCATCATCATTTATACCTTCAACTATTCTTGAATATTCCATTAGTATTTTATATGAAAGAATAATTATAAGAATTATTATTACATCTTTTCCCATAATTCCTATATATTATGAAGTATATTTTATTATTTATTTAAAATTTGATTTACAAACTTAATTTTTGAATATAAACATTCAATTAATATATTACAAAATGAGTTGCTTTCATTGTAAGAATAATATCAACGGGAAACCGTGGATTATCTATGAAAATGGAGACGGAACTATTAAGAATATTTGTAGCTACATTTGTTCACGAAGATGTCCTACAATAACATCATATAATCATAAACATATCGTGAATAAAGAAGATTTTACTTTTGATCTGATCCCTATAATACCTCGAAAAGAAAAACTAAAATTATTCTCGATTGATGAAATATCAAGGATGAATTATTCTCAAAGATCTAAATATGAAGATCATCTTCAAAGAATGTTTGAAAAAGATGAAGAAAATATAAAACTTTATGAAGATCATATGGAAATAGAAGCTTCATACAAAGAACAAGAAAATGTTTCAACGAGTGAAGAGGACGATTATTGAGTAAAAATTATAAAAAGAAATTATTTTAAATATTATATGATTACTATAACGGATGATAATATAGGTGAAATACTTAAAGATTGTGATAAATATCATTTTTTTTATTTTTCAGCAACGTGGTGTGGTCCCTGTAAAAAATTACTTCCTCTTGTGGAAGAATTGGATACTAGGAATACAAATGATAAACTTAAGTTTTACTATGTTAATATAGATGAAAATGATAAATTATGTAGTTCGTGTAATATAAAACAGGTTCCGAGTTATGCGGTTGTAAAAGATAAAAAAGTTTTAGGATTAGATACTGGATCTGATATTGCTAAAGTTGGAAATCTTTTAAAAGATTGTTTGAAAGATTAAAGAAATATCTTAAAGAGTTAATGATAATTTAATATTACAAGATATAATGAGTTTTGATGAAATGAATCTAAAAGATAACCTCTTAAGAGGTATATATGCGTATGGTTTTGAAGAGCCATCAGAAATACAAAAAAGATCTATACCAAATTTTTGCACTGGGAGAGATATGATAGCACAGGCTCAATCGGGGACAGGAAAAACAGGAGCATTTTCAATAGGTTCTATTAATAATATTAAAGAAGATCTTAAAAAGACACAATGTATTATTTTATCTCCTACAAGAGAATTGGCAGAACAAACATATATATTCATAAAAGATATTAGCAAATATACAGAAGTAACAAGTGAAAAAGTTGTAGGTGGAACAAATGTTACCGAATGTCAACGAGCATTAGAGAATAATCCTCATATTGTTATAGGAACACCCGGTAGAATAATTGATATGATAAGAAGAAATAGTCTTTACACAGATGGTATCATAAACTTTGTGATAGACGAAGCGGATGAAATGTTGTCTCAGGGTTTTATAGATTCTATTAGGGAGATATTTAATTATATTCCAAAAGATACAATTGTATATTTATTTAGTGCTACGATGCCTGAAGAAGTTTTAGCTTTAACACAAGGTTTTATGAATGAACCAGACAAAATATTGGTTAAAAAAGAAAACTTAACATTAGATGGTATATCACAATATTTTATAAATGTAAATCGCCATTCTTGGAAACTAGATACATTGATGGATATTTATGGGGCGATTAATATATCTCAATGTATCATATATGTAAATCATAAACAAAGGTTAACAGAAATAACTCAACAATTAAATGATATGAATTTTCCTGTTGGATGTATACACGGTGGTATGAGTACTCACGAAAGGGACGATGTTATCACTAAGTTTAGAAAGGGAGATGTTAGAATATTACTATCAACAGATTTATTATCAAGAGGTATAGATGTTCAACAACTTTCATTGGTTATTAATTATGATTTACCAGTTAATAAAGAAATATATATTCATCGTATAGGTAGAAGTGGACGATATGGACGTAAGGGTGTTGCGATTAATTTTGTAACTGATAGAGATATAAATCATCTTAACGATATACAAACGTTTTATGATACAAAAATAGAAGAAATGCCAAAAGACATTGAAAATATCGTTAATGTATAATCATTTAAAGATTGTGCGTAATAATTTTATTAAATACTTCTAATTATTAATATGGATGCATTGGGTCTAGATTTCGGAACTGATAGTGATAGTAAGAAAATTAATATTGATAATATAATTTCGCAACCTAATAGCGAGAATAATTCTCCCAAACTAAATGTAACTGATAATATTGGGATTGAACTTTTGGCAACTACAGCTGATAATTTATCAGATATTTCTGATAAATATGAAAAAAACAATATGTATAATTCGCATAAAATGGACGATTCAGATAATGTTATTATAGAGAATAATGCTCCTAATTTTGAAGAGTTTGTTCCTATTCATAGAATGAATCCTACTCAAATTAAGAATGAAAAAATTGATTATATTTATAAATTTAAGAAACTGAATGAACAAGGTATTCGTACTACCATGAATTACAATATGAACTCAAATCTTGAAGATATGAGAAATGAATATCTTAAATTAAAAAAACAAAGAGAAATAGATAATTCTGTAAAGTTTCAGAGAAAAGCACTTATGGCATTTGTTACAGGTATTGAGTTTTTGAATAATAAAGTTGATCCATTTGCAGTACAATTAGATGGTTGGTCAGAGTCTGTTAATGAAAATATCTTTGATTATGATGAGATCTTTGAAGAACTATATTTAAAATATGGTGGTGATTCAGAATTAGCACCAGAACTAAGACTTATGTTTGCTCTTGGTGGAAGTGCATTCATGTTCCATTTACAACAAACAATGTTCAAATCCTCTATGCCTGGAATGGATGATATCTTAAGACAAAATCCAGATTTGATGAAGCAGTTCGCATCAGCAGCATTAGGTTCTATGGGTAAACCTACTCCTGGAGGAGGTATGGGTGGAATGCCTTCAAGTATGCCCTCAGGTATGGGTGGCGCAGGCCAAAGATCTCAACAACAATTTAGAGGACCACCATCAGACAACTCTTCACCGAGAAGACCAGATATGAATGGTCCAGATGGAATTGATAGTCTCATTAGGACTATGAATCTTGAACCGAATAACATCCCCGATTTAGACAATATTTCATTGGTAAGTGGTGATACAGATAGAAAGAGTGGTATTACTCTTAATCTTTAGTTAGTTAAAAACATTTTAAACATATATAAAAAGATATCAACATACTATAGTAGTAGAAATATAAAATGGTAGGAAAGAATAATTACCATTTGGGACAAAAAGTTCTCTATTCAGGAAAAAGAACACGCGACCTTAAAGAAAATAGTGAGGGAGTTATTGTAAAAGGAAAGATTAACTCTCGAAAAACCTCACTTGTAAGATTTGACAATATTTCCGTATATATCCCCAAGGATAAGCTTCAACTCTTAAATGATGTTGTTGATGATGTTGTTGATGATGTTGTTGATGATGTTGTTGATGATGTTGTTAGACCTACACCTTCTCAATTGAAACGCAAGGAGAAGCTAGACAAATGGAAGAAAGAGCAAAAAGAAAAGAAAGAAAAAGAACCTTCAAAATATGATCTTATTCTCAAGAATCGTGAAATTGTAAAGAATAATCGTTCAAAGCGAAGGAATAAGCGAGAAGAGTTGCGCTTATCTATGCAAGATGAGATTTATAGAACTGAGTGTGATAAAGATAATAATAAGATTGGTTCAGCATATCGTCAAATTGATTCAGAAATATACAAGCTGAAAGATGAAGCAAAGAACAATCCTGAAAAAGAATGTGAGATTAAGGAAAAGATCAGTGAACTTTATAATAAACATAAGGAACTTAAGAAAACAAACTCTATCTTGAGGTTCACGTATGCTAACGGTCATTACACAATGGATGCCCATTCACCCTCAACATATTTTGATTTGTGTTTTGGAAAGAAAGTTCATTTTTCTCCCAAATCTAGAGTAATGGAAGTTGAAGATTCCGAGGATACTAATTTTTAGGAGTATAATTAAAACTTTTATCATTTATTCTTTTTAAAGTTTGTTCATATCCCATTTTAATAATTTTATCTTTTTTATTTTTATCAATATTAAAATCATATGTTGATAAATCGATAATAATATTTATAGTAGATCTTTTGTATTTATTGTATGATAAAGATGAAACACAACACAGATTTTGTAAAAATCCCAATAGTGGTATGGTTTCTTCATCAATGTTTTCCATACATCTTTTTATATGAATACATAGAACATTTTTAGACTTTACTTTCTCAACAGGCAAGTTTCCAGATAATCCACCGTCAACATAGTAATCATTCTCATATTTATGTGGTTTAAAAAATATAGGGAGAGTTGTTGTCATTATAAGTAATTTAGTTACTGACATATTAGGATGTTTTTTATGATTAAAATGAACAGAAGATTGTTTTGATACATTCACACATTTAATATATAAATCAATTGGATTGTATTCATAAAGTTCTTTAAGTGTTATATCCTCTTTTTGGAACTTATACATAAAAATATTCTTCATTAAACTTTCGAAATATTTTTCATGACTAACAAGACCCAATGATTTTGAGATATCATTTAAGTTTATTTCGTCTACATCTAAACAGTCACTAAATTCTGATCTTATTAAACATTCATATATAACTCTTTCACTAATATTTAATAATAAACATACTGAATAAAACGCCCCTATAGATAATGTATGAATCTCTTTTATACCTTCAAGATTTTCTTTAAGTATATTCTTCTCAAACAGAGCTCTAAAGATGCCCACAAAAGAAACCACTTTAGTGCTTGCCCCACTTATAACAAGTGTATCGGGTTTATTCATGTGTATAATCTTTCTCTAAAATATAAAATATTTATTAAATATTATGAATACGCACACAAATATGAATACTCAAATAGATATGAATGATTTAGAGAATGATCATCTTAAAAAAGTTAAAAAAAGAAATAGTATATATTTAAGTGTATTAAATGATTGTCACAGAAAAATAAAGTTTAATTCAAAATTAGACCGAATGTATTGCTTTTTCCTTATCCCCGAGTTTATATTTGGTACACCTCTTTATGATGTTCAAGAGTTAAGAAGTTTTATAATGTTTCATTTAGAAAAGAATGGATTTAAATTAACATATATTGATCCCAATTGGTTATTCATAACATGGGAAATAAAGAAAAAAATCCAAACAGCGCCTAAAATATTATCAAGTAAACCGACAAATGATTTCAGACTGATTCAAGATTATAAACCGACAGGGACATTTAATAGTGGTGTTTATGATGATGCAACATTATTGGCTATGCAAGATAAAGCAAGAACATTAAATCTTTAGTTAAATAATCATTAATTTAATAATCATTTAATTTAATAATCATTTAATTTAATAATCATTTAATTTAATAATCATTTAATTTAATAATCAATTCTAATATTTATAAAGATAATAAACTGCTACAGAGTTTGCTATCGCACACCACATCGAACCATATCCACTATTCGTGATAAATTGTAAAAATATTAAAGATAATAATCCTACTATTGCTCTATCGTAATGAGGATAGGATACAAGAAAACCAAAAGTGAACAAAGTAACAAAGCTTGCCTCATTACCCCCTCCCCCCCATATAGGACTACTAAAATAACTATCACAAGAAGCAATAGAATAACCTTTATTTCTAATAAACGACATATATACCCCATAAAGTGTCATCAATCTAACAATTGTATCCAATGTCTCATAACTCTCTAATCTTATGAAATTGTTGTATACTAATTGAAGTGATAATAAGAAAGGTATTAAATATGATGTTGTGTAAAGATTTATCTTATTCTTTTTCATTTTATTATACCATAAAATCGCATCTGGTATTTGCAGTGAAGAAAAAATCATTAAGAATATTACATTCTGTCTTTGATATTTTGTGAGATTTTATCTTAAAAGATAAAGAGAGACACCCCACGAAAAAAGAAATGTTCCTAAACTAACCTCAAAACTAAAGCACATCTATATATATTAATATAGATTAATATGCTTTCTTACCAAGCTGAAACATCATATCATGAGAAATTAATAAAAAGATACCTGTGAAAATGTAAAGAAGTAAAGTATTAAATTGTTCTGATTCACTCGTTCTAGGAATAATAGTTGATCCTATATTTGTTACAGTTGAACTCGCATCAGAAACATATTTATTGGCGATTTCCTTTAAGTTTTCATATTCTTTACGTGTAATATTTACAATATCAGATAGATTTGATTCCGGATAATGAAAGTTTCTTTGTGGTGTTTTGTAACTCTGATATGGTCTTAATTCATTTGTACTCATCAAATCTGAAACTATTGGTTTTGAAGAGTCCATCTTTTTCCTTTGTTCTTGAGGATTTGCTATGGACCACTCATTAGGAGGCGTTATCAATATCTGATCATCAACAGTATCATTTAATAATGGATGTGTAAACCTTTGATTTTCCCTTTGGTTTTCCCTATCTCTTTTCTTTTTCTTTTTCTCATCGCTTTTAAAGTCTTTTCCCCAAGCTTCTTCTAAAGTGCAGTAATTATCATACATAGTTATATTAAGTTTAGAAAATATTTATCTAAAAAGAATATATATTATAATGTTCTTCTTAGATGATATTCAAAATACCAGTGATATGTTAAATGAAAATAAGTACTTTATAGGATTAATGATGATTATGGTTAATGTTGGATCGCGTTTTATTATTGAAGAACTTAATGATTATCAAATAAAGTTTATTAATAATCCATATTTTAGAAGAGTTGTTATCTTTTCTGTTATCTTTATGGCGACAAGAGATATAATAACCTCCATTATTATTACAGGATTTATAGTTCTTTATCTTTATAGTTGTGAAGAAGAAAAAGTAGAATCTAATGGGATGGGGATGTCAAATGTAAAGGGACAATTAGATAAAGCAATTGATATACTTAAAGTTTCTAAGGATTCATTTTAAAATCTATGGTATATTATAAAATGACTGATATGAAAAGTGAAATAGAAGCTCCAACGGGGTCGCACCAAATTGATGATACTACCGGCGACACCAGTTCTGATGGAATGAATGAATCAAGTATGCCCGATCCCGATGAGGATGAACCTCCCGCGGGATCTGATGATGAACCTCCCGCGGGATCTGATGATGAACCTCCCGCCGGATCTGAGGATGAACCTCCCGCCGAATCTGATGATGAACCGCAAAGTATGGCCGATAGCGTACCCGTAACTAAACCCAAAAAGAACAATTCTACTAAGAGAAAAAAGAGACAAGAAAAAAAATGCACTTGCAATCTAACAATTGATGGTGAAAATTATACAATTACACTTAATTTAAAGAAGAGTGGTAAAAAGAAAAGAAAGAAATCTACAAAAAAAGATAAAGCAACCGACGATATGCCTGATGAAATGATGGGGGGTAAATGGAAAAGAAGAGGATCTACTAAGAAGAAAAAGAAGTCTTCTAAGAAGAGAAAAAAGAGTAGAGGTAGAAGGACACAGAGATTTAGAAGATAAAGTATTTAAAATTTGATAGGGAAATATGTATAAAATATAATATTTATTGATTATGATTTCCTATTTATTTATCATTATTTCTATGATAACTTCCACAAATGCTGATATAGTTAATGAACCATTATTTACTCCTCCTGAAAATTATATCAGTGAGAACAATCTAATAGGAATATGGGCTCTTAGTGTATGTTCTTGTGTTGGATTGTTACATAAAAATAAAAATCCCATTGATATTGAATATACAGATGAAGAATACGATGGAAAATCTTATCAAAAACTAACTCTTAAAGAAGGTAAATCTTTGAAAAAACTTAAAAAAGATTTGAATGAAATAAAAAAAGCAATTGATTATTTAGAAAAGCAAGAAGTTGCTAAAGAAAAAGTAGAAAAAAATATAGAAAAAAATATAGAAACTGATATTCCTAATAGTATAAAATATATGTTCGGTAATGGTGAGATAAGGAGTAAAAAGAATGGTAAATATTATCACGGAATTATAGGTAATGTAGATAAATATAAGTTTGGTCAAAAATGGTGGTTAGAAGATATATTTGATAAGCATTTTACTCACTATACAAATCAAAAAACTAAACTTCCTCATAAAGAATGGGATACACACAATCCCCACGATTTCTGTAATAATTGTTTTAAAGACGCAGATTTAGAAATAAAATTAAATATTAAAAAACGTAAGAACTTTTGGTATCAATGTAAAGGCCACGAAATATAACTATCATTGCCAAGTAATAATATACATAGTACATCTTGAACAATCTCTCCATTTATTTTTTTCTATTTGTTCATCTATTTTATCAAATGAACAATATTTCAAATACCACTTAGCATTTTTACCAGCTTTAATGATTATGTTTGGTTTAGGATTATTCATGGTATATGCTATTTCAATGAGATCATTCAATTTTAGACTTTTATTTAAACCTGAACTACCTACCCTCCATTTACTATCTTCAGGATGAAGATCTTTTTTATATCCAATATCTACTCCATCTCTTCTCTCAATATTTTTGAAATATTCCATTGTTCAAAATTATCAAATTATATTTGAATATTACTTATCAAATTTAGATTATTCAGGCTCATAAAGGAGATTAAAGCGAGGATTAGTATTCGTTCCATTAACACACTTCTCAGATGCTCTCTTACCAATCATGAGACCATATTCTGAGATACGTTGCCACTTAATAAGATCATCCTTAGTCTTCTTCTTATCTGGTGGTTTGTATGCAGATTGCTGACACCACTGCTTGAAATGATAGTAGATGTCCTCAAACTCAGTGGGAGCAAGAGTAATACCCTTTTCAAATGTATTTGGAACAACAGAACACAGCTCAATAAACTGACCGAGGATATTATTTTCATTTCTGTAATTCTTAGTTGCGTCCTTAACCTTTGCGGGAATGATATCATCGATACCGAACTTATCATACTGAACCCATTCCTTCATAAGCATCCCCATAAAAGGAACAACCCAATACTTAAACTTAACATCCTTAATGGTCTTATCCATCTCATAGATATTACGAGACTCATCTACCCTTTCCTTATTATCAGTGAAAGTAGATTCGAATGGAGTTACGTGAACACGACGCCAAGTTCCATTATCGTCTGCTGTTATGTTTGGAAGATCATTGCACATAGTGAGGAGTTTGAAATGAGGAATGAACTCAAAGCAATCTTTGAATAGATGCCTCGCCTTAATCCTATCACCCCCGGTGAGCTCTTTCATCAATCCTACATTAATCTCTTCATTGCGTTCCGGTTCTGACATGACAACCAGACGCTTACCCTTTGTTCCAGCCATTGCTGGATTTGCTTCTTCGGCACCACCACGCTTCTTAGTAAGCATCTGAACCGGTAGACTCCCAGCATAATCTCCTAGAAGTTTGTTCATAAGATCAATAAGTACAGACTTACCATTACCACCACCACCAGTCCATACATCAAACTTCTGATCACGATTCTCACCAGATAGACACTTAGACAACCATCTCCAAACATATTTCTTGACACTTTCATCGGGGAATACCTGAGTCATAAACTTATGAATGTCTTTTTCAAAATACTTGAAGTTTTCAGTCTTTTGAATCTTTTTCCATAGATTATCAATAGAGATGGGGAGCTCATGAGGTTCAACTGGCATCTCTAATCCATTACTCATAGTAATATAATCCTCGGGTCTACCTTCACGGAACATATAGGTCTTAAGATCAAGAACACCATTTTCAAAACCCATGAGATTTACATTTTCATCAAACTTTTCAATAACCTTCTTCTTGTAAAACATATGACTTAGACCTCCCATTAGAGTTTTGACATAGCTCTCTTTAAGAAGCTTCTTTTGAAACTCATGACAAGTTTCTTGTTTCTTAGAATATGAAACAGCCATCCCCTCTAGTGTATCTTTCCTTTCACTATTCATTTCTGTTTTTGCATTATCTTTAGCTTCATCTTTTAATCTTCCAAAGATTCCCGAGTATTCTTGATACATATAATATATTTCTCTATGGATACCCATTTTAAGGTCAGTCCCCTTTACAGTTGTTTCCCAACGATGTTTATCTCCGTAAAACTTATACCAACAATCATCAATATCTACTGAGATGAATTGATCTTCAAAATATTTCTGAATAACTTCACAGATACGAAAGTGTGCTTCATACCCTTCATAAACACTTTCTCTAATAAGTTTATCTAAGTTCTCGCACATAATCTTCTTATAAAGTTCGGGATTATCATGCTTTGCCCAGTAATAAAGAGATCCTCTTCCAAGTGGATTATCACAACTCGTAGTATTAAATGTTCTCCATTTACTATCACACCTTCTCTTAGAAGTACCATTTGCGTAGGGAGGATATTGATTGCTGAACTCTTCCCAAGGTTCAAGCATCTTGTCACTATTGATATTATGAAGACATAATCCAACATCAAGCCACTTGTTATACTCAAGAGCTCTTTCAGGAGACAAACATTTTACAAGTGAGATCATCAACTTAAGTTCTTCACCTTCAAGTTTTTCTCTCACCTTTTCAGTGAGTTTTTTACTCTTGTAAGGATCAAATACACCCTCGCTAATATCTTCAGCACTGGTAGACATTGGTAGAGACATACTAGTATTAGGTTCCTTTCGTTTAAGTTTGTTTACAAAATCTTCTTTAAACTCAATCTTTTCATAAGTTGTCTCCAATGATTCTTTATGAAAACTCATCTTATCAAAGATTGTTAGAGCGTCGTATGTTATAACTCTTTCAGATTCACTCATCTCGTGAGGCTCATCGTCTTGAATATGATATACGTGAGTTAATTCATAATGCTCTTCTCCCATTTTAGAACACAGATAAGGTTGCCATCCTGAGAACTTACTATCTACAATTGTGTGATCATCAATATTGGATGGCGGAATAAGAAAGTTACGAAACATCTCATCAACGGTATCACCGGAAAGATATTTGTCTATAAAACAACGATATTCATCCTTTTTCATAATTATCCCTGGAATAACAAGATGAAGACCATCTTTAGATTTGTATTTTTGAGGTTTTCCCTTATCTTTATCTTTTACTACTATTGGATATGGTTTACTCTTTTCAAGAACCATAATTTCACTCATAGACTCTCCATCTATTTCAACTATTTCATCTAATTTTGACCAAAGATACTTTACAAATCTCAAGATAAACTCTTCATTATAAGGTTTATCACTAATAAGGTCTTTAAACTTAAAATCCAAATCAATTATGAAAGGAATATATGTATGCATTTTTTCAACTAAAGGCGGGATAGGTATATTATTACTATGATTGTAAATAATCCTCTTACTTAGTGTATTTAATTTATGGGGGGGGAATAACCATTTTCCCCCAGAGATAGAAGTATGTGTTGGTTTTTCATTTTCTTCAGATATATATTTTTCAAGAAATGAAGCCAATTCTTTCTCTTTACCCATTCAATAATGAAATATATAGATTATATTTTTAAATCAAATTCTCAAAAGGTTTTGTATTAAACTACACCTTTTACGTATCTTTACTATCTATAATTGAAATTATACCTATAAATGTATCAAATTTAATATTCATCGCTTTTTAAATAAGAAATAATTTTACTTAAAGTCCTTTCACTATTTATTATTATTGCTAAGATGCCTGTAAAAACGCACATTAAAAGAATCATTTCTAAAGATATGAAATCTATTAAAGAACATGAATTAGAAAAGAATGGTATTTTTATAACATTTAATGAAGAAGATATAACTGAAGCATACGCAATGATTATTGGTCCTAAAGATAGTTGTTATGAGGGTGGATTACTATATTTTAAGATTAATTTCCCAACACAATATCCTCACGTTCCACCTAAAGTACAATATATTTCTAGGGGGAGTATTCGTATTCATCCTAATTTGTATAGAGGAAGAAGACAAGAAGATTATTTAGGTAAAGTATGTTTATCTCTTTTAGGAACTTGGTCGGGACCAGGTTGGACAAGTATTATGGATGTTACAAGTATTCTTTTAACAATTCAATCTCTACTAACAAATGATCCATTAACTAAAGAGCCGGGTTATACAAACTCGATGGGTGAAATAAATGAAAGATATAATACGTGTGTAGAGTTTGAAACCTTAAGAACTCTTATTTTAAAGAACTCATTAGAAATCCCATATGGATTGGAAGAGTTTAAACCTCATATTATTAATCATTTTAAAGAGAACTTTGATTCTATTTTTGAGAGATATAAAAATATATCAAAAGAAAAGAATAATATAACGATTATGGTTTCTGTTTATAGTATTAATCTTCACATAGATTACATTAAACTCCTGGAAATATATAATTGTGAGATACGTAAACTTATACAATAAATTTGATATAAAACTAAATTATATTATAAACATAATATATAAGATATTTTACTAAGATGGAACTTAATGACGATTACTTCTGCGATATGTGCTCAAATATGAGAAACATTGTTAAAGATGAAAGTGGATCAATAGGATTTCATTGTAAAGCGTGTAACTCAACACAAAAAATTGCGAACAAGGCTTTCTGTGTATACAGTGTTTCAACAAGAGAGCTTGATAAAAGTGAGTTTTTGAATACTTGTTCTCATTTAACACACGATATTACTCTTCCAAAGATTGTTGGAAATGATAATATAAAGTGTCCAAATCCTGATTGTGATGTAGATGGAAACTCAATTACTTACATTAAATATGATGATAAAAATATGAGATATTTGTATATTTGTGATAGTTGTGGGCAAAAATGGAAGAATATTATAGATTAAATTTGATTTAAATATAATAAAAGATATTATATAAATATTAAAGATGGACGAAAATTATGATTACGAAGAGTTTGTTGAACTTAAAAATGATTATGAAAATAATTTAGATTTCTTAAAAAATTATGATAAAATGTTAAAGAGTAATAAAAGTTCGCGTGTTCTGACAAATTATGAAATGACCCGAGTATTATCAGAAAGATCATCACAAATTTCGGATGGTGCGAAACCTTTGGTTGCAAATGTGGAAAGATTTAATAATGCATATGAAATAGCAGTTGAAGAATTAAAACAAAAAAGAATACCATTTATAATATGTCGCCCTATTGGAAATAGAATGGAATATTTCAAACTAAGTGATTTATCTTACTAAAATAAAAATAAAAAAAAATATATATGTATATATAATGATTTCATTTGAAGAGTTTTATGGTTCTATTTATAAGTTTGTTTCAAAAAATATTTTTTCTCTAAGTGTCCTTTTAGGATTATTTGTTATATATCTCCTTGTTTCTGCTGAAGAGGGATTTACAAATATGGGTGGAGATTATCCGGGAGTTTTTAATAAAGAGGGGGGTGATGTTACTTCAGATAGTGGTAGTAATAATGATAATGTTGATAAGATAATACCTCTACCTAAACCATTAAATCAACAACCTACACAAACAATGAAAAAAGCAGCGGAGTATTTAGCCGCAAATAAATCTAATGATGCACAACATTTGGGAGATTATTCTCTTTTACCTCCCGGGTTGATCCCGTCAAATAATTTTAGAAATAATTCACAGCTACTTTCTGAAAGAAGTGGTTATGGAAATATTCAGGGTCTTGCTGAGGGAGAAATGTTTCAAGCATTAGGTGATTTAGAGAGTGGGAATCCTGGTATTAAAAAGGGTTTAGAAAGCGCAACTAAATCCTCATCAAAAAAAATAACTCTGAAGCTCATATATGCTCCTTGGTGTGGATGGTCAAAGAAGGCTCTCCCTGATTTTGATAAGATTATGAGTGAGATGAATAATACAACCCAGAATGGTGTAACAATCATTATTGAAAAATATAATTCAGATGAAAATAAAGAAATTGTAAAGAAATATAATGTTAGAGGATTCCCTCATTATGTTTTGGAAGTATCAGATGGTGATACTGTAACAAAAACTGTTAAGGTTCAAGATAGAGATTATGCCGGCTTAAAGAAAGTTATCATGAATAATTTGTAAATTATAACAATTCTCTTAAAAATGAAATTAACTAATATTTTTTATCAACAACATATCTATTTTTATAATTGTGTTCGTGACCTTCATTATTCATATTATTTTCATCACGATGTTCACGATCATATTTCCAATAATCATCTGCTCCTATTTTAAACTCACCCCTATCACAAGCTTTATACCAAAAGACTTGATCTTCTAGTTTATTTGACTGAGCATTATTATCAATAACTAAACATTCATAGTTCTCTGTACATTGATCCATAACCTGACAGAACATTTCAAATGTGGGGAACATACCAGCATAATGTTCATATAATCTTTTACGATTACTCACATAGTTTTCTCTAAGAATGAATATATAATCTATATTTGTTCTTAGATTAGGAGGAATACCTAGAGCATATTGCATAGTTATCATAAAGAGTATCTTCCAATGTCTACCATTCATAAATAAACTCCTGACATCTTTATTCTTTACCCATTTATTATCATAAAGACAATCATCAAAAACAACAAATAATCTAGGGTCGATATTTGTTTGAGTTTTTACCTTATCAATCATCAACCTTTGTCTTTTAAGAACATTATTTACAATACTATCTTGATATTCTTCGTGTATAAAGAGTTTTGGAACCAAACTTGAATAAAAATCATTGGCGGCTTCTGTTCCGGATATTACTTGACCACAAGGTATATCTCTATGATGAAATAATATATCTTTACATAAAAATGATTTCCCTGTATTTCTTTTACCTATTAATACAACAACCTTGTCATCTTTTATTTTATTCATATCAAACTTCGTTAACTGTATTTCCATAAAGTTATATACACTAAAACATAAAAAATTTATTAAGTTTAATCTTAAAAATAATTATTAGATAAAAAGTATATGTCTATACATTTAGAACATTGGAAATGGACGAGAAAAGAAAGAAATATACTTTATAGAAGTATTAAGGATATTATAGGTATGGAAAGCATTCAAATGTATTATCCTATAATGTCTTTATACTTTTATATTCATAATACTAAAGATTCACATAAGTGTATTGACTTTAAACGAAATTATTATCTTAGAAAAATAACAGATATAATTAAGAAAAGTAGTATTAACTCAAATACAATTATTAAAGGTGAAGTATATGATAGTTCTCAGAAAACAATATATCTAAAAGATATTTTTTGTAAATGTATCCCTTTATTAGATCCTATTCATTTTATACTTAATAATTATTCATCTTATTATAAAAGAAATCCTTTTCTCCCCTCAAACTATTTAGCAAATACACAAAATAAGATAAATAATCTGGATAATATGGCGTATATAGATGTTTTTTGTTCATATCTCTTTAGTGAATTATCATTTAAAGATAAACTACCCTGTTTCCCAATATTTTATGGTTCTGTGAATGGATTGTATAATTTTAAATATGATATTACAGATGAAATTAATAGTTTTGAAATGAATAAAATGGTTATGAAAACTTATAATAAAACTTTTACATTAGATAAAATAGAAATAGATGATAAATCTTCTATTTCTTCATCTACATCTTCAATTGAAAGTATCCCTAGAAGTGATATTAGTGACTCTGTTATAGATGATTCACAAAGTAATAGTTCTTATGATAGTATGTCAGATATAATGATAGCTCAATTAAAAAAGTTTCCTTGCATATTATTATTTATAGAAAAATTAGAAGGAACTCTCGATGAACTAATTGAAGAATCTTTGTGTTTAGATGAAATAAAATCGTGTTATTTTCAGATTGCGTTCTCTTTAGCATATCTTCAGAAATATTTTGGTTTTACTCATAATGATCTTCATATAAGCAATATTATGTATACATACACAGAAAAGAAATATATATATTATAAGTTTAATAATAAATACTTTAAAGTACCAACATATGGTAAAATATTTAAAATTATAGATTTTGGTAGAGCTATTATTAACTTTAAAAAGAAAATATTTATGAATGACGCTTTCTCTAAATATGGTGAAGCTGAAGGACAATATAAGTACTCCTCATCTATACCATTTATGATGTCCAAAAGTGGTAATGAGCCTAGTTTTTCTTTTGATTTATGTCGTCTTTCTATAACTATCCTTGACGAGATACGCGATAGATATGAAGATAATCTTGAAGAAGAATACAGCGAAGATATTGTTGAAAAATATGATAAATTATTAGATTTTCTTAAATATACCACTACTGATATGAATGGTAATAGATTAGACAAAGAAAACGATGATTTCTCATTATATATCAATATCTCAAAATATGCAAAAAACTCTATACCACTAGATATTATCAATAACGATATATTTAAAGATTATAGAGTAAAAAAAACTCAATTCCCACTTAAAACTTGTTATACTCTTTCATTCAAAAAAGAAGATAATAACGGGGGGAAAAGACAATTAAATAAAAGACGATAATTAAAATGGACACGGCCCATTATTAATATCTATTGGAACAATATTTTTAGAACTCGTTTTATCATATAATATATGTGTTATAAATATTGTAAAGAATATAATAAAAAATAATCCTATTATATCTTGTTTGGTTTCATTATATTTATTCTCATTATATTTATTTTTATCTCTTAATATAAAATAAATTATCAGACATATTATACCACTTGTAACTAAACCAAATATAACCGGAGAGTCTATCATTATTTAAACGAATTATTTTTTTTTTATCTTTTGGACACAAATCAATCAAAAAATGTGTATGATGTTTCTTTTTCATCAACATTTATATTTTTATCATTTTCGCTTGCCATTTTTTTTACATCATTAAAGAAATTATCGAGAGTCTCTGTCTCATCTATATTTTCTTCTTTTTTATCAATTTTCATAATCTCTTTTAGAATAATATCATTATTCTGAGAAATATTTTCTATAGTTTTGTCTATATTTTCTTCTTTTATTGTATAATTTTCACCTATTGAACCCAATGGATTATAAGGAGTTTTATCTTCTTCCTTATCTTCTTCTTTTGTTACAGAACCAAATGTTTTCATTCCCGGATAAAGAGAATTAAAGGAGAACATTTTTACATCTTTATCATCTATTTTATTAACAGTTGTTATATCTTTAGTTTCTGGAGTATTTTTTGTAGGTGTTTCTATTTTAGGTTCTTCTACCGGTATAGTTATATCATTAACAACAATATTTTCTATATTTTTCTTTATATCATCTATGCTTGGATCATTCGGATCATTATAAATATTATCTGTTAATGAACTATGTAATTCTTCTTGTTTATTTTCCTCAAAAATATCAACATTATCATATTTTTCAATTTTGAAAGAGTTATCATTAATTTCTTCAGGGATATCTTTATTATTTTCTTCAATGAAATTATTCTCTTCATTATCATTACTATAACTATTATCTTCCATAAAATCTTCATTTTCTTCATTTTCTTCATTTTCTTCATTAGTTTTAGTAATGTTTTCTGTATTAATATTATTCTTTTTAATTTCATTTAATATCATTTGAATATCTAACTTTTCATTATTTTCATATGTATCTAAATGACCCCTAAGAATTTCTTTAACAGGTAATTCTTTACGGATTGTCGTTTCAATATTAATCTTTATTATTTCTTCAACACGATTCATATTTCTCTGTCTATCATGTCCCGCAACATTTTCATTATATAAATAAGGATTCTTCCATAAATCTCTTGCAATATTTATATATATTTTATGGATAAAATTAGGTGTTTTGGGAATAGAAACATTTATCTTATTTGTATTCTGATTGGGACCAATAGACATTAGTATTCTAGTATGACTTATAAATACAGCTGTAACCAAATCATCTAACCAGTCACATTTACTTACTTTTATAATTCTTTTGGTTTCTTCTTCAATTATTTCATTGTTCCATATTGGTATATTTTCTAGTAATTTTCTAAAAATATTAAGTATTGGTACTCCGGTTTTAGTTATATATATTTTTTTCGATTCATTATAAATTGATGTAAAACCATCAAAAATATGAATGTATAAAATATCTGTTAGTTGTTTTGTGTATTCAATTTTAGCTTGGGCAAAAACGGGAACATTTATACTGTCCATAATGTTTTATTTAGAATTTAAAACGCAATATTAAACATATAAGTCAAATATACTTACTCAGCTGTTCTGTCCAACACGATGCTGTCTTCCCCGTTTTTTTGTACCGCCTCCGCATAAATACTAAGGGATCCTTTAAAACGACCCAAGACTTTTTGAAAAGAAGAATTATAACGACATACATCTGTGTATGATATATAATATTTATCACCGCGTTTTTCTATTATTAAGTTATTTAAGGTGCCAATAAGATCACTTTTATCAGAACACATATGTATTAAATATGGTAATCTTAAGTATTTCTTTTTCCCAATAGGATAAAAATAAATATAATTTTGGATATTATTCAGTTCATAATCCATATTATTGTGTATTTCATTGCTATTGACTTGTGTTGATCCAGTTAATAATGTAACAAAACTATTCCTATATTCGTCTACATTCGTAGTTTGAATTGTATCTTGCATATTAGAAATTTCTAATGTTAAATACTCTAATATATTATTATCTCCCGTAGATTTAGTATAATAATGGGATAATAATGTATTATATTTCATATGTGTAATTTGTTGTTTGAACTTATCACCATAAATAATATTAATCACATTTTTATAATCTATACCATCTTTAGATGAATATATATTAGGGCCAACTAATATATCTAAAATAAGATTATTTGTGTCCAGAGGTTTAGTGGGAACATCCGCTGCCGCTGTTCCCGCATCCGCAGGGTTCGCCACCACAAGGTTCGCACCCGCCGCTGTTCCCTCCGGCGCTAGAACCGCTGCCGCAGGGTTCGCAACCGCATCTGCATCGGTTTGATCTGGATTATCTTTTTTTTCATTAACCCCAATATTTAGAATCAAATGATCTAATAAATGTCTTAGCATCCATTCGGGTTTATTTTCCGCTTGAGAATTGATTTGATCATTACCTGTTCTTATGCTAAATAATTTAAACAAATCGGAGCATTTTATATTTATTAGTTCACTGTAAATATTTGATAAATCATAATCAGTAATATCAATTCCCTCATATATATACATTATTTTCTTGTCTGGGGAATTAAAATATTGATCTAATGTTTGTTCATCATTTTCTAAATACATAATTTTATATACGTTATCTGTATTATTTTTTAATTTTATAATTTTAGTGTGTAAAATTAAAGAATCCATGTCTTCATTTATGAATGAATAATTTTGGTCAACATTTATTATTACAGCTAATCTGCTATTAAATAGTGGAAGATTAGTATCAGTTGGATATTTAAATCTATAAATATTTTGCAGGTTTATATTATTATTCTTACAATAAGCCGGTAATAAATCTACAATTCCTGAAACATACACGACATTCCTGATAGTTATAGTTTTATCGCTACTACTATACGTAAAATATGGACTGTCCGTAGTTTGTGAACTGTCCGATATATATTCTAAATATTTTACTTGCGCATTACTTATAATATCTGTCATATTATAAGTATCTTGTATATTATCTATATGGGAAATATTTGAATTAGATGTTAACGTTTGTTCCGATAAAATACTGGCTAATTTAAAAAATATTTTATCATGAAACATATTTTCATATAATGTAAATGTGATTGGTTCTTCCAACATTTCTGTAATATTGTTCCATAAGTATATAAGGAATAATATTATTAAAATAATAAGTATAATTTTACCATACATATATATATATATATATATACAATAATATTAAAATAATAAACGATATAAATAAACGATATAAATAATTAAACCAGTATAAAGAAGTCTCTAAAAAAAATTAATATAACACGCATTGAAGAAGTATCATAATAGCCAAACCATTCAGAAATAATATCAATTGTATTATTATGACTAGAAATAAAATATATGGCTATGCCTACAGATCCAACAATTTTTCTAGTTAAATGGTATTTTTTATCCACCTGTTGGGAGGAAAAATAATAATGACGAACAATCACCATTACAATTGCGCAAAATATGTATAGCATAGGATATCCATATTTTAAATCACAATCATCTTTATCAGGATTTATAAACTTATCACGATAATCTGTATATGTAGTTATATTTATAAGATATACAATTGATAGTAAAATTGATGTATTTAAATGTAAATCTTTTACATCTATAGCATAAATAATTATACTTATTAAAAAGACAATCCACCATAAGCCAAACTTAATATATGCACGCCAATCTCTATCGAGTAATGGAATTATAATTATAACACATAACATAATAATAGCCAATATAGCAATGATAGGAATATTTTTTGTATCTGATAATTTAGGCATTTGGTATAGATTATAAAATGTTATAAGAGTGATAATTACGAATAAACACCACCATGTTATATCAATCAAAGAGCTTTCACATTTAGTATTATGGTTTTTTACAAAAAAATAATGTTTATCAACGTTTATTTTTATATCTGCTAAATTAATATTATCTGTTTCATTGAAATCGTGAATTTTATATAAAAATGGTGAGGGTGACATAAGATTATCATTCATTGCAAAAATATCATTTATATTAACTATTTTTTCCCCCATATCTTTATTATCATCTTCTAAAGGATATTCAATTGTTATTGTTAAAGGCGTGGGTCTAATAGAAACAGAGTTTACCCCATCTTTCAGTGTACTTAGAAACAATATATTAATATTATAAAGAAAATATAAACCGACTATTTTAGGACCTATAAACTCTTGTTTTGTTGTTCTAATATCGTGTTTATTTTTATCTTTATTATTATATGTTACTGTATCGTCAGTGTTATCTCCATTCATCTGTATCTTTTTTAAGTTTAAATTATCATTATCAGTTTTGGTAGCATAATAAAAATCACCATATTTAAGTGATTCACCAACTGAATTTGAATCAGTACCAAATGTATAAATATAATATGAAGCATCTTTATCATAAAATATATCGCAATAAGCTGGTTTTGGAATGTTATCATCATTATAACATATATTTGTTGCATTTGTATCTGATAGTGCTATTTTAAGTATTAAACAATCATTATCATTACCGATTGGTTTAATATCATTATTAAAAGTATACTTTGTCCAAGACGATGAAGGCGATGATGTTATATTAAAATCGCTTGAACCTTTGTGCGTGTTAAACATAGCATATGATACAATTTTGTCTTGAAAAAAGGCGTTAGTACTATCTAGACTTAATGTGGTTATTTTAGAAGTATTTCTGCCGGTGATTGGAATATATGTTATATTACCGCGTTTTACTGGATTACTGAATAAAACATCATCATCATTAATATTGATTGTGAAATCATCTGTGGGTTCATTTGGGCTTGTATTCGCGGCATTTCCTGAGTCCGTTCTAGAGTTAGGTGAAGACCGTTTATTTTGAGAATTTATAATTTCATTATCAACCACATCTCGCGATACAGGTGAGTAAAAATGATTTCCATCACATTCTCTTGATTCTCCAGCTCTAGTATACTCCGGAAACCCATCTGAACCATCTCTCAGTTTACAACAAGTATTTTGTTCACAATCTGTATATGTTAGTCCTGAACAAATATCCGCAGTTACACCTTGACACGGTGACCCTGTATTTTCTCCAGTAGTTGTGTCTACATTAGTTGTTTCTTCAGTAGTTGTTTCTCCAGTAGTTGTGTCTCCAGTAGTTGGGGGGTCAGTTTTGTTGGTACAAACCTTTTTATAACAAATACCTCTATTGGCTTCTTCATTATCATCTATTCTCGAATTAGTGTTATCTTTAAAATCATCAATTTTATCACTAAGTTCATTAATTTTATCATTTATTTCATAAGTAAACTTATAAACTAAGTCTTCTAAATCTCCTCTACCTCTCGAACTTGACCCTAAAGGGTCAAACTCATTTGTTTCTCCATTTTCACCTTCATATAATCCTATTGGTTGTGATCCAATACCATTTGAATCGTCAGATGGACTATCAGAATCTTCAAAACAATTACCACAAGATGTAGGACAACTTTCATAACCCGTATCACCATTAACATCATAATGATGACACCTTTCATCGGTTGGACTTAGAGACGAACAACCAACCGAACTATCTAATGTGGAAACCCAATTATCATCATCTTCACATATTCTTCTATCATATTGTACTGTTAATCCAGTTAGAGGAGATGAATACATAAGATTACTATATAATACAATATATAAAATAATATCAAAACTTTAATAAGCGAAAGATTCTAATGAATGAGTGTATTCATTTTTTCTAAATGGATCTAATAATTCACTATTAATTCTATCAGCAATTCTATTATTATCTAAGGTATCTTTATCATTAGTTATAACACAAGAATCCCATCCAGGTATCGCACCATTAATTTTATCTCCATTTGTAACTCTATGAGTAAAATAATCACTTTCTATCTTCTTAATATCAACATTCATCATATCTTCTCCACTCATAAGCATAGTAGACACATTTGTGGGTGATCTCCCTTGAGAGATTATTTCTTTATTAGTATTTGTATCGGCTCTTAAAAATTGATCACTAGCCATTTCTTGAGGATTAGATGAAACCGCGACACCTGTGTAATCAATGTGAACAGTTTCTTTTCTTGTAACTCTAACTGAATCGTGTAATCTATCGGTAGGTAAATTAATAACAGGAGCAGGATTATCCATATTTGTAGTATTCAAAGTTGTTTCTTTAATAGTTGTCTTAATGTTGTCTTGAATATCCATTGTATTTGCTTGAAAGATTGATGATAATATTCCTTCGTGTTTAGTTTCTTGTGTAAGATCTCTCTCGTTAGGATAAGCACGGTAACTCCCCTTACTAAAATCATCATTCAATTGTGTTTCTGGTTTGACATTTCTAAAAGAGTCAGATTCTAATTGTTGTTTATCCGATTCTTTAAAGGATGGTCTTCTTTGTCCCGATACATTACTACTAGAAAATATAGGTCCTATCAATGGTCCATTAGCTTTTTGACGATTAGTTTCTGGAAGAACTTGTGTGGGTCTCAAACTCTTTGCCTCAAAAGCACCCAAAGTTTTAAGCCATCTATCCTCGGTATTTTCATAATCTTGATTAACATTATTCTTAAAGACTTGACCTTCTAAACCTCGGTGACTAATACCTTTACCTGGATTAATTTTACCTCCAAACGAAACTTTCTGATTGCTTAATGTTCTCGTATTATCAACTGAGCTTCTTTGAGCTCTCGCCATTTCAACATCTCGATTGATTGAACTCTTTTCATCTATAGGAACTATTTTTTCTTGCTGGAATGGTAAATCATTTGTTCTGTACTGACTTGATATATATCTATCATGTTCCATAGCTGGTCCTGTATCTTGCATACCAAAAACATTTCCATATGGCACAGGTCTATCGCCCTCTCTTTCTCTTTTATTATAATAGTATTGTGCTGCTGACCCACCATTTGATCCATTCAAAGCTAAGTTTTCTTGAGAGTCCATAGCACCCGCCGCCGATACACCACGACCCCCATCTCGTGTCCCCCCACTAAAATAAGGCGCTCTCTGTATACCTCTATCATCAGAAGCAAATCTATCTCTCGAAATATCTATCCCTAGTAATTCACTGAAAACATTCTCACCATAACCCTCAGTATTTTGACTTATATCGAATATTTTACTTTTACCAGTTATATCATCAACTATATTACTTTTATTATCATATGCTTTTTTATGATTTTCTTCTATTAATTTTTTTTCAGAAATTTTTGAATCTTTAAAATTATTTATATCATAAACACTGGTTTCACTACTTTCTTGTAATTCAGGTTTCATTACATTATCTATATTATGAGACTCTTTAGAGTTCATAATATAGCCCATTCCAATTAATCCTAAAAATATAACCCCCTCCATTTTAAGATATTATATTATACTATAGATTCTTTTTATTTCTATTGGAATATCCTCGTATTTAAAAAGTGTAATCATTTTATTTCTAAAGAATCCTATCAGTTTGAAATGAATATTATCTTCGTATAATAATATCAATGTTCTGTGTGAAGGATTATACTCTTGATAATTAGGATAAATACCTATATCATCATTTATATTGTTTGTTCTAAGTAAAAGTATATTTATCTTTAAAGCTCTTATTATGAGTTGAAAAAGTATATGATCCCCCCAATAATTATTACCACCTTCTTTAATAATATCTTTAAAATCTTCTTTACAATTAATTTCGTAAGGATCCCAATCCTCATCAAAATCTCCACTATCTTTGAGGATTTTATATGTTTCAATAATATCTTTGAATATATCATCATCAATTGATTCAGCAATCATATCGCGAATATCTTTAAAATCATAGTATTCTTTTAACTCACTTGATAATGCGTAAGATATACAATGAAATAAACAATCACCATCGCCACCACAATCTAATACTCCATAGGGGGAGTTCTTATATCTTTTTTCACTATTGTGATTTAAGAGTTTTATAAACCCCAAACTTAGTTTATTCCACCCAATAATATCTAAATAATTATGCCAGTTATTGATATTTATTTTTGTTTTTTGCTTATTATTCAGATAGGTTATATTTTTCTCTGTATCATATATTATGGAATCATGAAGATAATGAAACATTCTATAATTATTTTTATAATTATAGAATAAATCTTAAATATTTTCTACTAATCTTATATAAAGAATACTAGAATGAAAAATTATTTTAAGAATATGAGTAGTTGTGATATGTTATTTTTATTATTTATCTTAAGTATAATTGGTTATTTCGGTTTTATCAAAGATGCTGATTGTGGTTGTGCAAGATAAGTTAATAGTATTTCTTACTTAACAAAATGTTTTATGATTATCTAATGTTTCTAAGACTGTATTATTTCCTAATCTAGGAAATGGTTCTATTGCGTTTTTCTGCGGATCTAAATGAAGGAACTGAAAACGATTAATACCCTGTTCTTTTAAATCAAGCGAATTGTTAACTTGAGAAACATATTCACTATTAAAAAAACCATCATCTTTAAAAATATTTATTGCTTTCTCACTTTTATCAGGTGAGTATTTTTGACTGGGATTATTTGTTAGAGGAAAGTTTAACAATTTTAAATTAGATTCTAAATCAGTAAGTTTAGATCCTACACCATATCCGGTAAGTGTAGAATAGTTTCCTACAGATTGAGAATACTTAAGATCTTCTTGTATTTCATTATTTGTCATATAATCTAATGTGGATAGTGTTGAATCCATTTCTATATATATACATATAGAAATTAATTAAAAGTCTTTTCTTGACATCTTCGCATATAATCCTCGTTTCTAGCAATTTGTCTTGTAGGTAATCCGGACCTAACCCAATCTTTCATATTATCTTCGGGGATGATATGTATTGGGTCTTGTATTTCATCCCTCAATTTTGGAATCATTGGTGTGAATATATTTCCGATTGTGATCCCCGAAAGAACATTACAAGGTCTTTGATCTTTTGAAAAGTTTCCAGATTGAATAATGCTTTCATTATCTACATCATGATAACCATACATATAATTACCCGTAGTCAAATAAGGTCTTTCTTGAAGTTGATTAATATATCTTAAATTGGTTAACTTGTCTGTACCTATTCTTAAATCACTATCTTTATCAACTAAACAACCTTTTTCACCAATCCATCCTTTACCACCTTCAAAATTAATAACGGGTTGAGATAATTGTAACTCTCTAGCATCTTTTAGTTCGCATCCACAACCATTATAATTATCTAAAAGATATTTTCCGGGTCCTCTTGATTGAGTAATATCAATATCTATTGTTGCTCTATCACTATTCAAAGAAGCTTTATTAAAAAGAGTGAAATCTTTAGCATCAACAGATTGCTGCAAGCAAGATTCTTCTATCTTTTCCATTTCACCATTATATCCCGAATAATTCTGAACCATATGTATATCTAAACTATATATTTTATTTTTATGAAGATGATGAACCAACACCCCCCGAAGGAATACCACCACCATTTCTAAATGATAAACAATCTATCATATTACCCTCTTTACAAGTGGGAGGAGACCCATATAGCCACTGAGCAAAAGCTCCTTGATCATTTGGAACATCTCTCGCGGGGACAGTAAAAAACTGTCTTTGAGAGTTTTTATTATTAAATATATCTGAAAACTCTTTATAAATACCTTGATCAAAATATTCATCTATTTTCTTTTGTATTCCCTTATTGTCAAATGAAGTACACGATTCTTTAACCTCAACATTATTTCCAAAATCTGAAAGGAGTGGATTCATAAAAGGATTATCTTTAGTAGGAATACGACAAGTATCACTCATCTCTTGAACGATATCTTTATTACCATTTATACTTTGTATAAGAGCATGATCAACTTGTATAGATTTATTCTTTTTATAAACTATATATGTTAAAATACCAACAACGATCGGGATATAAAATACATTTGTATTATTGCGATTATATAAGAAAACTATAAAACTGTAATATAATGAAAATCTGAAAATAGCATTTAATTTACGTATAATATCAAAATTAGATGATGGGTATATCTCCAGTATATGATTTCTATTATATAGGATTTTTATATCATTTATCCAAAAATTAGTAAACATCTTTATTAGTATATAATATATTATATACAATAAATTAGTTTTGTGTTTTTTTATCTGCGAGTTTTTTTTGAAGTCTATCTCTTGTAGGATTTGATTGTGTACTCATTTCAGTTCTCATTTGTTCTCTTCGTTGAGGGTGCATCTGTTGTGCCATTTGTGTGAACATCTCCAATGGATTTTGATTACCCGAACTTCCCATCATATTTCCCATTTGTGAAAATAAGTTCTTCCCCATAGTTTCACACATATCCATAGCTTCTTTCTGTAAATCTTCATTACTAAACTCATCCCCTTCAATTTTTTCCGTAACAATTTTATTTATCCCCTCAAAGATTTTACCTATTCCACCCCCTGTTACAAGTTTTGAAAATACTTCACCCATATCACTTTCATCATTTAAATCACCTAACATATCCTCCATATCTATAGTTTTAGAGACTTCATCCGCAATTTTTCCTATCTGCGAGTTTTTTATCATATCATCGAATATATTATTTTCCGATTCTTTATTTGTACATTCATTTGTACAATCATTTTTATATTCATTTTTTATATCTTCACTTAACTTTTTAATATTTCTTAATTCTTTTACTAATTCTTTATCTTGTGTGTTTATATCTTTCCCATTAGTTAATGAATCGAGTGCATTTCTTAACTCATCATCTGCTCGGTATGAAACATTTAAAAGACTGAATGTTTTTAAATATTTCCAAATACTATCTTTAGTTTTATCATTTATCTTGGAGGACCATATCTTTTTTAGAGATACTCCTCTGAGCAATATTTTATCTTCCGTAAATAATGTATCATTTTTAGAGTTTATATCCCCCGAAATTTCATTAATTCTATCCATAAACTCTTTACTTAATTCATTATCTTGTATAGAAAAATCTGTAGAATCAATTACTGAGTTATAGTTTTCATATATTACAGATTCATATTCAGGAAAACTTGTTGATAACTCCTTAACAAATGAAGTAAAAACTTTTAAAAAGTTTGTGCTAAGAATATCATTGTCCATTTATTAATGCTTTATACTTTTTAATATCTTTATACGCACATTTCTTTTTAAGTATTATTTTCTACTATTCATAAACTCTTCATATTTTTTATTGAAATCATCTACTCTTTTATCTTCATTACTATTTTCATTACTCATATTTGAAGGTTTTTTCGGATCAAAACTTAGTTTTTCATATGAACTTCCAAAATCTTTATGAAAACTATCTTTAAAATTATCATCATTTTCACTTATTTCAGAAAATCCTATAGAACAACCACCGTGAGGACACCATGCTTCTAATTCATCATCATTATTTTTTTGTTTATCATTTAATGTCATAATTTTCTTTGCGAACTCATTCATATAATCAAAAAGATGGTCTCCTGAAATTATCTGACCATTATGAAATAATGTGGGAACAGCCCTTACAAATGGAGGAATATTATTCACATTATCAATATTAACTACATCAAAATATTTTAAAAGATCGTGTTTAGACAATCCTACAATTAATCGAATACAATGATCACATCTTTTGCTAATGAATATCTTTCTTTCACTCATTTATATAGTAATAAAAAAATCTAATAAAGAATAAACATAAATTTGATTTAAATATAATATTATACACTAATATAAAAGAATTATGAAAATCACAATCGAAAATACAACACAGAACGATGATACTCTTTCATTTACTATTGGAAGTGATAGAGAAACAGGTTTCGAAAAAAGCATTGTGAACTCTTTAAGAAGAGTTCTTTTAACAGAAATCCCTTGTGTGGCTTTCCGTTGCGACGAGGGTAAACCATCTGATCTTAAAATGGAGATTAATAATACATCTTCTCATAATGAGTTCTTACTTCACAGAATATCTTTAATACCTATTTTCATAGACCCACTTGAATATAATAAAGATTATCTATTTCATCTACAGGTGATCCATAATTCTAATGAACCATTTATGTATGTTACTAGCGATATGTTTGAAATATACCAACTTAAAGAAAATCTTGAGGATATCAATCTAAATATACTAGATATCAATAATTATGATTTATCCAAACCACTTAATAAAGATGAAAAGAAAAAAATAATTAGACCATTCATTTATAAAGGTAAAGAATATTACAACTTTATAACTGAACTTAAAAATACATACTCAAATGATTCACATAATCAAGAAATATCTTTATACGGGTCACCTTCAGTATCAAATGGTAAAGAGCATTCAAGATGGAAGGCTGTAACGGATGCGGTTTATACATTCACAAAAGATGATGATATGTTTAAAAGTGTTGCAAATGAAAAAGCAGATCTTAAGAATATTACCGATGATCAAGAAAGATTTAAGTTTATAAAATCTTTAGAACTATCTGAGAGTGAGAGATATTACAAAAGAGATATAAATGAAGAACCTTATCTATATGATTTTATAGTCACGAGTTGTCACTATTTATCGTCAAAAGACTTATTTATTCAGGCAAATAATATTATGAAAAGTAAATTAATAAATCTTAAAAATAATATGATAATGTTAGCAAAAGGTAAAGAAACTTCAATTAGTGTAAAAAATCTTGATAATTCACCATCTACATATAGTTTTATAATTCCTGACGAAGATGACACTTTAGGAAATGTTATTCAAAGTCATATTGCTAATAATTTTATAGATGAAAAATCTTTAGTAAATATTTGTAGTTATAAACGTTCTCACCCTCTTGAAGAACACATTATATTAACATTTGGTATAAATCCTAAACATAAATTATTCATTTCCACCGATGAAGTAAAATTGAATGCGATTGTTAAATATCTTGAAGATGCAATTAATGAATTATCTACAATTTATGATGAAATTATTTCTGTTTCAGAAAAATCACTTTGAGAAGTTCATGATAAATCTTAGCTTTTTCGAAGGTAAACCTCTTAAATAATTATCTATTGTATTTAATCTTATCTTATTTCCAGTAGATTGATAAATCATATGAATATCTTTAATAAGAGGTTTATATTCATAATTTATATCTTTAATATTTTTTTCTTTTTTTACATATATAGAGAAATATGTATCATATAGTATATTCTTAAGATTTGTTAAAAACTTCTTTGTAATATCAAAATGCAGTGAATCCTCTGGGAAATCCTCTAAATATTCTGAAAGTTTTCCCCTCTTACATAACTCAAAATATAAAAGCGACTTATCATTTATATTCAGTTTTTTCTCTCTCATTAACTTGAATGGTATTGTTAAACATTTATATCTAATTCCATCTCTAAAATATGTGAAACCTTTCAGTCTTTTATCTACAATATCTACTTCACACCATTTTGTATAAACTTTAGGAATCTTAAATCCAAGATTTCCATTCAATTCTATATCACAATTATTAATTGTATCATATATCTTTACAAGAATTATCTCGTCATTATCTATAGGTGAAATATTTCTATTAATTTTATTACGAAGAACAAAACTATAAGAATGCTCTTTATTAAGTCTACTGTATTTTATAACGTGTGTTTCTTCAAATAACTCTTTGTATGTTTTATTTAAAATCCAACGATTATTACAACCTATAGTAGATCTTGATGATATATTCCATTTATCATTATTATAAAATACATTTATCATTGTTCCATCGTATAATTCGCTGCATACTTGGTCTTCTTTCATATAACCATTAATCTCAATAGCTTTCATTGGTGGTAAAACTAAAATCTTCTTATCTTCATAATTATAAACCAACCCTCTTAGATATCTATGCCACTCCTCTTTAACATCATCACTTTTCATTTTCATAATGTAACATTTTTCTAAAGAATACTTTCTGTATTTAATCTTATTTTTTCTGAAAAAAGAAATCATATCTTGATTATTTTCATCTAGAACACTTTTAATTTCCATAATTCTTTATTACTTTATACTTAATATCAATCTTTTAAGTATAAAATATCTAATTTAATATATAGCAATCATTAATGAGTGATACACAAGAAGAAATGAAAACTGATGATTGGGGTGATTCTATAGAATGGTCGGAAATGACATATATAAATGAATCTTCTCAAGAAAAAACATCTAATTGGTGGGAGTATTCACCTGAACTAGGAGAAACTTATATAGTGTTATTCAATGATAAAAAAGTTTTTTTAGGAAATGTTAATGATGTTGAAAATGTAGATGGTAAATATTTTACACTTAAAAACATTGGTAAATCTTTACTTTTTCAAACTGAAATGAATGGTTCTATAAAAATGAAAACAGATGATTATGAAATATTAGATATAAAAAAACTAAAAAAATATGATATGAAATTATTAGAATTACCAGATTCACTTGAAGATAAAATTAATAAGACTAATGATATTGCGTATACATTAGTTGATGAAAAAGATCGTGTTTATTCTAAACAAGAACTAAAAGAAAGTTTAATTTCAACTCTTTATTCTTATTACAATAAAGATTCAGAAATAAAACCTATAAATGAAATTATTGAATATGTAGATACATTGATTGATTTATCTGGCGAGGATTTAGTTGATAAACGAAAGTATAATAAATGGTATGTACCTATTATAACCAACGAAACAAAAATATTTTCTGAAGAAAATGAGATATTAGATGAAATACTATATTTAATTGATAATGATATGCTTATTACAGATATGAACTCTAAAGGTGATAAAAATTATAATGGTATTATAAAAAACTTATTACATTTATGGGATAATATAATTTATGATGAAAATAATGATGGATTACTAATTGATGATTACGATGGTAAAATATATAGAAATTGTCTTAATATGAATAATTGTTCAGGAATAAATGGTTTGTATTCTTTCGATGAAATAAAAAATAATAAGTTTCTTAAAATACCCACGAGTTTTGATAGATTCACAGGTGATTCAAACTTTATAGAAATCAAAAAACCCATGAAAATGAATGTTATGGGAATATTGACTATACCTCATCGTTATTATCCTTTTATTTCAGATAATCTATATGAAAGCAAGCTTACATTATTTGAAAAATGTATCTTGCAGGAGTTAGTAAAACAAACAAATATCTATAAAAGAACCGAGTTTAAAAAAAATAATATCACTATGAAAACTACTAAAAATTATGATTATGATTTAAATACTTTTACAATTCATAGACTCAATAGTAAGAATAAATCCGAGTTTATTGATGATGTAAATAAGATTAAACCATCTGTAAAAAGTTTACTAATGAGTCTTGATGATAATATTATAAACAGTGTAAAGAACTATCAAGATATTGCTAAATTATTAATAAATTATGAAATAAGTTATTCTGAAATAGATAAAGAGTTTCAATATATTAATAATATATTAAGAAAAAATACTAATATTTCGCCAAGAATATATAATGTAAAAAACAAACAAATAGTTAAGAAAGAACTAACAATAGAAAGAAGAATATCTTTATCAAAAGATATAATATTCTGTATATTAAATATTTCTGTAAGAAACAGTTTAATAAAAAGATTTATAGATACATTTTGTGTGAACAGTTCTGATGAAACAGATTGGTTTATAGGATTTCATGATAAAAAAAGATTATTATGTAAACATTACTCTTATTTAACTGGTGTTAATAATGATAATTCATTTTTTATAATGAAACAGAAATATCAAAAAATGCCTCCTGATGATGGTAATATTTATTGTAAAAATTGTGGTGAGTTTATTTGTCCGGAAGAGTTTTCTCACGAAGACGGTTTTGTGGATGATATACCCACATCAACTAAAGAAATATTAATTCAAAATAAAGATGTTTTTGAAAATTATGATGAAACCGATATGAATAATATAGGATTATTAAAAAATATATCCCAAGGATTAGGAGTAGAATTAAATGATGATGATATTGTTACTATCATTGATATATATTCTTCATTAAGTGAAGACATTGTCGCAAATAAAAGATACAATATGCTTAATATCACTACGGGTGATGACCACCCTAGAACAACTGATATAAAAAAACAGTATAAAAAGGATAAAAAATCATTACTGAAATCTTTAAAAGCATTTCAGATATTCTTGAAAATTACAAATAAGATTATGGTTTTAATTTGTTTATCATTAATAATTATCTCTACAGCAATCCCTATATATAATAATAAATATATCATAGATTTCAAATTATTCAATGATAATAATTCCCTAAATAGAGATTTTATAGGGAAAATTGTAATGGTTATGAAGAAAATATCACACACTTTCGGAGAAAAATATACAAAGGTTTATGATGAACTATATAATGAAATAAAAAATTACGACGTTGTAAATATACAAGGTCAAATTGAAAACTTAATTAATTTTTTCTTAAGTAGTAACTATCCGAACTTGTTATCACGATTCGAATCATATACAAGATATAAAAAATGTGTAGAAAATACATATGTAAATTATGAATGGTCTATTTATAAACCACTAAGTAATAATAAACTCATATTTCAAATAAACACAATTGTTAATGATAGTAAAGTAAATGATAGTTTACTTCTTAGAACATATAATACTATAAACATTGAGAATATTACACGTATTTCTAGTATAGAAAACTTTGAATTACATTCAGATCTTAATATTAATATGAATAGTCTTATTAATACAGCTTTTCAAAGATTATTTAATCTTTCTATTAGTCTTCACGGAAAATTAGTAAAACCTAATTTCTATTTAGACACAAATATTGAAAAGTTTTATAATGATTCAGATGATAAAATAAAAGATTTATTTATAAAAAGTGGATGGAATAATAAAACTAAAACTATAGGTCCTATAAGTTTTAAAGAATTGAGAATTAAACTTATCCCAAATATTTTAAAAAGCTTTTACGAAAAAAGTGATAATGAAACTAAACCCTGCTTCACAATGAAAGAATCTTGTAATGATTTTATACATATCAATATTAATAATTATGATCTATCTATGATAAATGTTTCTCAAAAGAGATTTTATAAACATAATATACCAGACATCTTTCCATCTGTAAATTACAGTATTATAAAAGATGAAATAAAAGATAAAATATTTAAAATATTCGCGTTTGATCCATCAAATAACATAATAAAACGAGAGTATTCTGTTGATTATCTTGGGAAGTTTTTATTAGATATTTCTAATATATCTGACATAGATATTGAAGATAAAAGAAGTTTTCTTGAAAAAGATATACCTAAAAATGAGAAGAACTTTCATAAGATCATACAATATTGTCACTCTAAAAGTAGAATGATTAATAAATATGTTAATCTACCCATAAATATTACGTTTGAAGTATTAAAAAGTATAAATAATTCTTATATTAATGAATATTTTTCACTTATTAGTGAAAAAGATTTCGATTTCGATGTAATGAAACTATATAATATTTTAGAGATAATAGATACTAATAAAGATTCATTGAAAGATATAAAAAAAGATGTAACTCAATTATTTTTACAAATAGAAGAAAAAAATAATGAGATATTGCAAACTATCGGCAATCTCTTGAAAAAGTTTATGGACAATAATAAAGATATAAAAGAAAGATTTGAAAATATCTTTATACCTGGGAAAAAATCTCATATTAAGATTACAAACGATTTTAGACAAAATTTAGAAAGTTTGGGAAAAATTAACTATCGCAATTTAACTGAAAAAAATATTGAGGATATATTTCGTTTACTTGTTGAAGACAAGAATTTTGATATGGAGTTTATTAAAGATACTACTAATGAAATATTATATACACTCACAAATATAATAAACAACGGTCATAAAAACTCATATATATCTAAGTTTTGGAGATTAAGTGATGTTAATGCCAGTTGGTATAAGAAATATGTAGATACACATTATTTTTCGCATCATAGAGATTTATATAAAAAATCAGGTTATAAAGATTTTACTGAATATTTCAATAAAGCTAAATCTATTTTTGTCACTTTATATGATAAACTAACAAAATTAACAAATGGGATATTTATACAAAGAAACTCTACTTTAAACTTAACCGATAATATAAAGACTTTATGGAGATTTCTTTATTTATCTATTATTAATGAATTATTAGTATATTCTGAAAACTTACGATACGAAATGAATATGAATGACGATGATGAAGATGATGCAAATATTTTAGAAAGATTTTCTTTAGATATTATAATAAATATATTAGAAAAGAGATATGACATCACATGGATTTATTCGAATAAAGAAAACTTAAATGAATTATTGGGTATACAAAAAGAGAGGGAGAAACAAAAACTTATTCGTAAATTAGATGATATGAGTAATGATAAGAGACACGCGTCCACAGAGTTACACACAATTGGTACTAAAAATCATTTTAAAGCATCTGAAAAGGAAAATATGGAATATATTGAAGAAGTGGGTTATAAAAATGAAATAGATGATTATTCATACATAAAAGAATTAATGAATGGACAAGTTTTAACTGAAAATCAATACTTATTTGATGATGATCTATCTAATGATAATTATGATACCGCCGAACAAATTGATGATGATGGTGGAAATATGGGATAAAAAAATAAAAATATTATGTAATAATATAAGAATGAAAAAAACACCCAAACATAAACGATTAAGAGGAGGTGAATTATCCACTCAAGTAACTCCTATAGTTGGTTCATATCCCGAATCCTCTGCTGACCCACCTGTTGCTGCCGCTGAGCCACCTGTTGCTGCCGCTGACCCATCTGTTGCTGCTGCTGGCCCACCCGTTGCTGCTGGCCCACCCGTTGCTGATGGCCCACCCGTTGCTGATGGCCCACCTGCTGATACTGGCTCTCCTGTTGCTACTGGCTCTCCTGCTGCCGCTGCTGATACATCTGCTGTTGCCGCTGCTGATACATCTGCTGTTGCCGCTGCTGAACCACCTGTTGCCGCTGCTGATACATCTGCTGTTACCGCCGCTGCTGATACATCTGCTGTTGCCGCTGATACATCTGCGTCTGTCTCGCCACCTGTTGTGGAGCCATCTGTAGGAACACAACCACCTCCTCCAGAGGTTTCACCACTTACTTTTGCCGAAAAACAAGATTCAGAAAAAGTTGGTTCGGAACAGGGTGAATCTTCTGAAGATGAAATGGATAATATAAAACAGTTTACAGTTCCTCAAACAGATGTAGATGATGATGATGAGGATGATCTAGAAAATCCCTACGATGAAATACCCGACAATGAAATGCATAGCGAAAGTGATGACTTCACAGATAGTACTTCAAGTAGACCACAATCTATAAATACTGAAGATAAAATTATGAATGAAGAAGATGAAGAAGATAATGGAATGGATGATTTGGATTTTGAACCTTCAAGTGAAACATCTCTTAAATCACTCATTAAAAAGGGAATTCATAGTGATTCTGGTAGTACAAAATTAGTAATAAATATACAATTAGATGAGCTTATTAAAACCTTAAAGAATCTCACTAAAAAGAAAAGCCGAAAGAAAAAAGTTGAAGATATTGAAGATATTGAAGATATTGAAGATATTGAAGATATTGAAGATAATGAAAAACCAAAGAAGAAAAGAACTATGCGAAAAAAAAAGAAAGGTAAAGATAAGAAAAAAGATAAGAAAAAAGATAAGAAAAAGGGTAAGAGTTCCAAAAAACCTAAAAAAAATAAACAATCTGATGACATTGAGAGTTCTTTTTTAGATGTTTTTTAAGATTTTCTAACTATATATATGAAACTATACTTAATATTATCTTTTTTTTTCATATTACTTTTTATAAACCTAAAAATATTTGAAAATTATGATGAAAGTGGATATGATAATACAAGATATTTACATTGTTCTGATAGTAGTCAATTACAACATACATTAAGAGATATAGGGACACCCGTATCTGGTTATGGATTTAATAACAATTATTTTGTAGAGGATACTGATATAACTTATACGGGTGGGACCGGAGATTTTTCTAAGTTCTTAGATGTATATAAATTACGAAAAGAACCTCCCGCGTTACAAGCACCTATATGTATGCATAAAACATCTTTTGAAAATAATCTACATATTCCATCATTTTTCCGACAAATATATCAGGGTGGTGATTCTTCAGAAATTCTAGAAATCGAAAAAAGTTATGAAGATTTAATTCATGATCCTTTTTATAAATATAGACGACCCCTTGAATTAAAGAATCGTTTAATATTAGATGATAAAACTAATGATATGATATTGAGACAACATGCTGAAATATCAGAAAATAAACCCCATAATAATCATATTGAATTAAATGCTATTAGAAAAACCTGTTCTAATCATGACAGTTTAGGAAATAAGTTTGAGTGTGGATTATATCGTGAGTTTAATATTGATAATGCTATGAGAGAATGTGTTGATGACTCATTAAGTAACATATGTTGCAATAAAATATGTTGTAATGATATTCAAGAATCATTTAACATAAGATGATACTCCAATTCTTTTATTCTTGTTGTTAATTTCTTTATAATTTCTTGTTGAGTTAAAATTATTTCATCTTTTCTTTTATTTTCTTTACTACAATCTTTCTCATTGATTTTATTTTCGATAAAAAATGTTGTTGTATATATTATATCACCATCATTGTCGTAATAATTTATTGGTACTTTCCAATGTTTACCACAATTATTAAGAATTATACAATTTCCTTTTTGACATATAAACTCACCACCTCTATAAAATAATTCTGCTTCATCTTTTAATGTTAAATATTTTATATGTGTTCCTTTATTGAAAATATAGGGCAACTCCACCTTTACGTGTGATATTAATTCTTTTCTTATTTTAGCTATATCATTCATTTAAATAAATGTTATATTAAATATTTAAATATTTAAATGATTGATTTCTTAAATGTAGAACCACTTAAAGATCTTTTAGATATTTATACTGATAAAAATCGCGTATTTATGTATTATTTGAACAATGATGTCCTAGATAAGATTGATGGATTTATTTATTATGAAGATCATTTAGATCAATTATTTGTTTACGATAAGATTTATTGTATTGATAAATCCACATTAAAAAATATTCATCACGGCCAAATAATGTATCATACTAAATCTGAAATAATTGTAAAAATAAAGAATAAATATAGTATTCATATTAATCCTAAGCAATACTATATATTTTATAAGAGAAAACTTAAAAAGAACTCAAAGAAAGATTTTATGATTTCGCTTCTAAAAATATTATAAAATATATAATATTACATATATGAATTATGATCTTAAAATATCTATATTAGCAATTGTAGTTTGCGGATTAGTTTTCCACGAAACTAAACCATCACTATTCTATAATGATTTGGGAGATTTTAAAGATTTTGGACTTAAAAACCACGAAACAATTTTACCGCTCTGGTTAGCACTAATATTAATAGGATTATTTGTTTACAACGCACAATTATTAACTGAAGGTAAATATATTATTTAAGTATGAAACCACAATTAGTAGACTATTCACAAATAAACTTAGGTGATAAAATTGTTAAAAAGATTTATACCAAAACAGAACGTATATCTATATTTTTCAACGGCATTTTAATACTTATTATTATTACCGGATTTATATATCTTTATTACAGATATATAACAAAAGATGAAATGAATAAAGAAGTTCAAAATAAATTAGATGAATTAAATAATCTTATCTATAATTAATATATATATGGAGAATTATTATGAAAAACTGAATGATTATTATCGTGAAAAAAATAGTGGTAAAAAATGTAAAGGTTGTAAAGAGTTTAAATCTTTTAAAGAAGATAATGGTATATTGAGTTTTTCTTGTGGTGGAAAAGATAAATGTTCTAAAAGTTTTAAGATTGAGCTTTCAAATTATATTTCCTATACTGATATTTTACACCAATATCAATTATTTCTTAATAAAAACAATATTAAAGAGTCTGAAAAAGAATCTTTAAAAAAAGATTTAGAAAATATATTGAAATTGGGTGAAAAACAATTATTAAAGAATAATAATATTAATAATAAGAAAAAACTTATTAATGTATATAATGATCTGAAAATAAAAACAAAAGTAGAACAAACTAAATTATTAAATGATATAAATGATATAGATTATTCGGGAAGTGTTGATAAACGCGAACTCATTAAAAGATATCACTCATTAAATAATATACTTTTACAAAATTATAAAGAATTATGTGAATTATATGAAACTCCGTATGATGATTATATTATGATTCATACCGGTAAGATTTTATCTTAAGTTTTATTATCTTAAGATTTAAAATTACCTTTCTTTTCTATAAATATATTTACATATTGTGATATATTTTTATCTATATTATCTCGTAATAAAAACAGTAAAACCAATATAAAGAATATATGTAAAATATATAACCATAATATAACTGTATAACGATTATATTTTTCAATTGAATAAGTTATGTTAGATATATCACTTCCAGAATATTGATATTCTCTTAAAGTTTGTCTTCTTTCTAATAATTTCTTATTTTCCAAATCTTTTGATGATAAAATGATTGATGGATCATCTCTTACATCATCAAGTTGAACCGATCTTTCATCGTTTACATCTATCTCACCACCTTTTTCATTTTCTCCAATGGTGAATCCTGTCCTTTCATCTTTCGCATTTTCGCGTGTTCCACAATACCCACCTTTTGTTGTGGGAACACACGGACCCCCCGCTTGTTTACAGCAATTCCCTTCACTAGTGCACGGCATAGATTCCCAATCACTATCATCTTTAAAACACCGACGAATAATCTTGGGTGGTTTGTTATCGGTTTCACTATAATGAACTCCCCTTAAAATTCCTCCACAACATTCTAGAGTTACAGGTTCTTTATATATCATCATATGATAAATAAGTGATGTTATGAGTAGGGATAATAATATACATTTAATAATCATTAAGTTATATTATAATAAAATATAAAATATTGACTAATTTATAAAGAATGGAAAACTGCTTTCTTGTCTCATTTTTGCTTATTAATGCTATTTTTTGGAGTTTCTTCCCACATATAGCTCACTGTGATGTCCTCAATAGTTTCAACAAGACATTTAAGATGTCAATTAAATGTCCCAGTCATGGTGTTCATTTAATTATGGGTGTTGTGTTTTATCTCTTAACACTTTATTTCACTCAACAAAGATATTTTCATTCGTTAATGAATTAAATCTTAAAATATTTTGTAATCTATAGTATTATACTAAATGAATCAAGGTGAATTAACAAAAGAATTGAGAGAAAATGCTCTTTTAAATCTTTATCAAAATCAGGGATATCAAACTGAGAGAGTTGAAAGAAAAAGTATGATATTGGTTATTGAGTCTGATAATCATTCATCTTTTACTATTAATTTACAAGAACCATTGCGTATAGATAAATTGTCTGATATGTATTTAGATTCATTTACAACTATTAATTGTGATTTAGGAAGTTCAGGCTCTCCTGAAAAGGGTGGATTTATTCTTAAATTAAATCAATTTAATATTAATACAGCATCAGGATCTACAAATAATACTACTGGTGCTAAATTATTCAACTCTGTATTTATACCGAATGAATCTACAACTTTAGCGGATAAGACGGTATGTCATAAATCTAAGAAGTTTAATTATATTTGTAATGTAAACCCTACTAAAATATATACTATAAGTGGTTCTGTAACTGATTTAAGTGGGACTAGTCCATTCACAGAAACTGGTAGAATCATTGCTGAGTTTGTATTTATCTCTCGCGAATAAATATAATTTATCTAAATATTCATTCAAGCATTCATTTAAGCATTCATTAACTTTGTATTCTTTAAGATTGTTATTTCAAACTCAAAATAATTATTTCTACCATTTGTTGTATAAAAATTATTCTCACTATCTTCATACAATTGTATAGTGAGTTTATTTAATTTAATAGGATAAAAGTAATTCTGTGTTAGATATTCATGAAGAGGTGTTTCATAATAATTAAGAGTCCCTGCTTCACCTATTAAAGGAACCCTATCAATTACGTGTTGTCCTAAAGAATTAAGTTTACATGCTATATGAGGTATTTCGGGGACTACTAAATCTACATAGTGTATAGATTGATCAATAGGAAAATCTGATTTCAGAGTTGTACTACTTGATGTTTTCGAATTATTATTTTTATATAATTCTAATCCAAATAAACGATATAAATTATTGTCTTTAAATGTAAAATAAAAGTCGCCTCCAATATGAGATATTTTATATTTACTTTCTGTAAGATGTGTTACACTATCAACTGTAAATCCTAAAACTGTCGCATTTAATTTATCTTGTATTTGTGTTCCTAATTCTACAAAACTGTAATTTCCTGGATTAAGTGAAATGTTTGAATATGTTGTACCGCCAATAGTTACATCAAAAGTATTATGGCCATCTTTTATATGAAAAAGACAAACAGGTATAATACATTTAACAAGTCTAAATCCAATCACATTCTTAAAACTTTCGGGATATTTACCATTAGAACCTATATCAACTATATAATTTGAGGTGTCATATGTATATCCCATTTCTACAATATTTTTTGTATCTATTAGAATCTTTTTTGTCTCAATATCTTTAGTGAATAGTTGATTCCGCATATTAAGATAATTACTATTAATTTTTCTTTCATTATTAAAATAAACTAAAGATTCAGATGAATCTTTAATTTGATTCATAAACTCTTTCATCAATATTTTCATTTGTTTTAATTCTTCACTTTTATCTTTTTTATTCTCTACTATCATTTTAGAGTCACTTATAATCTTTTTATCGTTTATATTTTCATATTCTGTAATCTTTTCTTTTAATAAAAGTTCCTTTTTCTCACCACGACTGTATTTATAAAGTAATGCAACTAATATTGTCAGAATTGTCCCCGAACCTAAGGCGAAAGAATAATCTTTAAGAATACTTTTAATCTCTTGTATCATATATACTATGTTATAAATATATTATAAAATATATACAATAATATTAAGAATGGGAGTAGGAATTGTAGGTCCCCGTCAAAGAACTGTAATACAAGAAATCAAGAATGAACTTCAAGGAACCCAGGGTATTCAAGGAACTCAAGGAACTCAAGGAACTCAAGGAGGACAGGGCATTCAAGGAACTCAAGGAACTCAGGGCATACAGGGCATACAGGGAGGACAAGGCTCTCAAGGTGAAACAGGTTCTCAAGGTATCCAAGGAATTACAGGTTCTCAAGGTGAAACAGGTTCTCAAGGTATCCAAGGAATTACAGGTTCTCAAGGTATCCAAGGAATTACAGGTTCTCAAGGTATCCAAGGAATTACAGGTTCTCAAGGTATCCAAGGAATTACAGGTTCTCAAGGT